TTCCACTATTATTCTTTAGTGTCTTAATTACCCAAGTTCTTGTTGCCTGTTCTGGAAGTGTTTCCTTTGTATATTGTCCATCGTAGTACTTAACAGTAAACTCTGCACCCTCTAATGGCGCTGGATTTTCAATATTCTCAGCAGATTGTTTAATTAACTTAATTGCAACTGGGTCATTCATTGGCATATCAACTGAATTAACAGCCCATGTTGTAGGATTAGAAGCAGATATAGTATATACTGTTGGGTCTAAAGCGAATCCTTTAGGTGCTTTTACTTCCTTAACATATACAAATGGATTACTAGGTTCAACTGTAATCTTTTCTGGTGCAGAAGCATTACCATTAGCATCTGTTACTAATGTGTATAATGGTGCATCAGATAAATCAGCCTTCTTATGCACTTCATACTCTGCTCCACTTAAATCCTGTGCATAGCACTTGTTTCCAAGTGTAAGAGATGGAATACCATTTGACTTCTTTATAGTTAAATTGATTTCTCTTGGTAATGGTTCACCTTCAGCAACTGCCCAAACAATCATTGTTAGGTTAGTATCAGGTGCTTTAGCTACACCGTACTGCTCTAACCAATCTCTCCAGTTAATACCTGTTGCTCCATCAGCATTTTTGTATGTTGTAGACCAACCTGTATTGTCAGGTAACTCTGTAGCAGTGCCAGAACGTGTTCCAGCAAGACGTAATACATTTGATTTGCTATCATAAGCCGCTTGCATGTTGTTACCACCGTCCCAGTAAATACTTGACACACCTACAATTCTTGCCTTACCTGTAGCAGAACGAGCCTGTGCATCAGCCAATGCCTCACGTGCTGCCTGTTGGTAAATCTCCAAGTATGGACGTGTACCACCATAAGCATTTGAATTCATTGTCTTACCAAGCATGCCCTCAATACGAGCCTGCATGTTGTTCATTGAATCTTCATTCCAACCTTGGATAGGCTGACCATCAGCTCCCCACTGGTCAAACCATACTGTGTAACCTGGGTTGTCACCTGTTACCTGACCACCACCAGAACCACCAGCACCGGCACCACCATTAGCATAAACTGGTTGGAATAAACCTGTTACCATAGATAATACTGTCATAATAGATAACATAAATACAATAAATTTCTTTAGTAAATTCTTCATTTTTCACCTTTCGTTTGACCTTGGGTACTATGATGTACCTAATTAAGAAAAGGTCTATCTTTCTTCTTATTTTTAGACAGTGTTCTTACCCACTGATGTTGCATTATAAGTTCCACACATTTTCACTACATATTATACCACACAATTTGTGATTGTCAATATCTAATTCATTCGTTTTAACGTTTTGTAACTCTTCTATACAGCACTTTCAAGTTGCCACAATCATAAATCCTGAACCAATGGTTATTCTTCATGTTCTCTGCCTCAGTTAATTGAGGGTCAAATACTCGTAATATCCTTTGGAGCTTATGTTTTTGTGCTTGGTATCTTGAAATAGTTGCTTTTGCATTTGCATAGAAATAACTTATAGGGGTATAAGAAACAAATTCCCAACCACTAGAGAAATACCCTGCCCCAGAAAACTTTCCCCTGTCCACATAGGAAATCATCTCATTATAGGGTTGGTGTTTCATTAATTTAGAAAAGCCACCAATTATCTGCCAATCTAACTTGGAACACATTCTTAATAACTCAAACTCACCATCTTTAAACCTAGATTTTCCGATAGTGATTAATTGAACAAGTTCTTCATTATAATACAAACCAAGTCGATATGATGAGTTGATTGCTCCTTGCAGATGGTTTGTGTTAAGAAACTCCCCAGCATCTTTGCTAGATACTGACTTAATTTTGCAATCTCTAGCATACACTCTCTTCTCATATAAACCGAGTGCCGACTTTATTAAGGACTTACAAATGTCTTTATGTTCATGCCACTCGTTTTCAAAAATATGAATAAGTCTTATTCCTAATTTCTCACACAATGTTGTCTTAGTAATGTGATAATCTTTATCCATAACATCATCACAGTGATAATATACCCCATTGTATTCTATTGCAAGTTTCTTTTCTGGGATATAAATATCTAGTTCGTAAGGTGATATTATCTTGCGAGTATTAGTTTCCACCACTGTATCCCCAAGGACACTTTTAACGAAGTCTAAAACCTCCAATTCATTTATGGAACTAACGTGGTTATCACTAGCATATTTTTCTATTATAGGAATATCACAATTTCTAATATATGTTCTCTGAGAAGATTCCACAATTGGTTCAACAATGTGTGCCTTATACCACCCTTGCCCAAACTGTTTAACAAGTTTAGCAACTAAAGTACAATCGTTTTCTCTCTCAAACTCTTCAATTTTTTCATTTTGATGTTCAATGGCCGCATGATTTGCATTTATTACCTGTAAATAATTGTCTGCACCATACCTCTCTCTAAACGTTTTTGTTGCCTTCTCCTTATTGGTGTATCCAGCATCCCCATATCGAAGTTCCTTTGTCTTTTTCATTTTATCTGGGTTTGAGAATGTTGCATTTCCATACCGTTCAATTCTTGTCTGCCTAGACTTTTCCTTAATCGAGCTTAGTTGAAATACATTCTCTACTCCATATTCTTCTAACCATCGTTCACGAGTTTTCTTTACAGCTTCGACTCTGCTACATTTTGGGCATATTTTAGCATATCCCTTGGTCATTGACAGAAACTTTGTCTCAACTCCACAACATGAGCAAACGTGTGGGGAAGGGTCTAAATACTTATCATAATACTCTTTTGAAGTTATACCATGAGTTCTTAAATGCTTTGAAAGATTTCCCCCACAGGATTTAAATTCCTTACCACATATTTCACATTTAATACTCATTAATTCTCCCTTACCAAAGTATGTCCACTTGCAATCTCGTTTAAACAAACTACCTTACAAGTGTCAATATCCTGCTGTCTAAGTGCGATGTCAAATTCCTTAGCAATCAAAAGCCACGAATAGCAATAATCACCTTGATTTACTTTAGGCAACCACTCGGAAGGACCTTTTGCACCCTTACGTCTATTTTCCTTATTTAATACAGAAACACCAACATTTTCGTCTTGGGCAAATTTATTCTTTTGCTCATTTGTCCAATTAATATCCCCATACTTAGCTACGTAGTTGAGAGGTATTATATGGTCGAAATCGATAATTTTAATATTGGTAATTTCTTTATCTGTATAAGGGTCTTTGTAAACAAATGGGTCTTTACTAACAAGGTATTGAGAAGTATAAGTATCATATTTAACTCTACTTACTTTCTCACCATCTAATGTAAACTTCTTAGCAGGTTTTTCCGATATGAAAAATTTACTTAAATGTCAAGTTTTACCGTGTTTCATCTCACGATTGAAACTTCCTTATTCATCGAGTCCTGTTTTGCTAAAGGCTACTTCAGTTTTTATAACTCTCCCAAGGCTTAAATTCCCGCATATTGAACGGTACATACTAACACTGGTTTTTAACTACACCATTATGTTAATTTATAATTTGCTAAATTAAGACTTGCATTAAAGTCTCTATCTATAATTAAACCACAAACATTACACTTATAAATTCTATCTCTAAGCATTAAGCTGTCTTTAACAGCCCCACAACAAGAACATTTTTTGCTTGATGGATAAAATCTATCTGCCTTTACCAACGTTATATTATTCCAATCACATTTATATTTTAAAATGTGTGAAAATCTATAGAAGTTTTGTTGAGAAATTGCTTTGGATAAGTGTCGATTCTTCATCATTCCTTTTATATTCAAATCCTCTATAACTATCTTACATGGTTTGGTTTTCACCAAGCAAGATGTTATCTGATGAATATAATTTTCACGAATATCCTTTATCCTTCTGTAGACAAGTTCTATCTCATGTTCAAGTTTTATAATATTCTTTGTCTTTACAAACTTATTACCGATTTTATTCATTAAATATTTTCTACTAAGTTGTCTTTGTAGATGTTTTAATCGTTTGTTTAACTTCTTCATAGTGAGTGTTTTGTTTATGTTTTTATACACCACACCAATAGAACATACTGCAAAATCTTTAATTCCTAAATCTATGCCCACAACTTTTGAGATAGTTTCTTTTACTATCATTTCCATTTCTTCACAAAAAGTTATATAATAGTATTTCCCATCAAATATTATGTGTGGATTTAAATAATGTTTATCTTTTGCGAGTTTAGGTAATCTTTCAGAGGTTTTAATATTACCTAACTTTTCACATCTCACACCAGTTTCAGTTCTTTTCATAGATTCATAATTCACATAAAATGAATTACTGTAACCCTTCTTTTTAAACGTCGGTCTATTCGAGATGTGATTAAAATATCTCCTATAAGCATTACATAAATCTTTTGCAGATTGTTTAATTACATTGCTACCTACTTCTGCTAACCAATAATACTCTTTTGTTTTCTTTAATTGGGTTAACTCTTTTCTTAACTCATTATCCCTAATAAATTTGTCAGAAGTACTTTGTACAGATAAGCACCAGTTATACACAAATCTTGACACCCCTATTGATTTCTTTGTTAGTATTTCTTGTTCTTTAGTAGGTTTTAATCTAATTTTAAATCCTTTAATATATTGTTTCTTAGCAAATTTTTCTGTTGACATTTGTGTTATACCAATCACCATACCTTTGATGTTAGTATACCATATATTGAAATAAAAATCAATACATTTTAAGTAAATTTTTCTTATTCACATTAAAACGCAACTTTTAATGCAGTCTTACTATCACTAGCAGACCTCTTATGCTTTCGCACAAGCGTAGACTATGTGTTCACCTCGAATTTCTTCACGATGTTGTATTTTTCTTCTGCCATTTTTACGAAGAACATGTCATTCGTATTGCTTGCAGTTTTACTTTCCCATTTATGTGGTTATCCCTTATTTACAGGGGGAGACTCAATCTCCTAGTCGTTAGACGTACTCTTTTAATAGAGTTTCGTAACTAAATACCAATTAAAATAATCAGTCACTATTTTTAGCATTTAACTGATGTACCCTTAGCACATATTATAGATAGTGTTCACTTTTTATTCTAAAATCTACATATAATATGCTTTTATTTCAGCATAGGTCATATTAGCTATTTCTTTCTGCTTTCGCAACATTCACATCTATCTTTTGGATTGTGTTGTAGTATAACTAATCTTTATGGTTTCCTAGTTTTAACACAAAGCACTTCACTTGTTTCCAAATGAAGGGGGTTTCCTATTTTTACAATTATATAAACTTATTACTACTTTTTATACAATTGCCAGTTTTCCCAATCATCACGATTATACTTTTCTTTATTCTCGTGAGTAGATACTCTAATACTATCTACTAAACTTAATATATCTTCCTTTGTTACTTTAGGTGTAGTATCTTGTTCAGTAGATTGCTTGGTATCTTCTTCTTTCTGTTCTTCCTGCTTTGACTCTTCTTGTTTTTGTTGTTCTTGTGTAGTAGTATCTGTTTCACTTGGAACAGTCTGTGGTTGTTCTTCTGGAACAAGCCCTAATTTGTTGAATAATGGGTCAAACACTTCAACTGGATTCTTGGTATCAACCTCATTACCAAAGGAACTAGGTGTATAACCACCAATCTTTAACAAGCCAACAAGTATTAAACAAATAACTAGTATTCCTAATAATTTCTTAGCCATTAATCCCTGCTTTCTAGTTGGAGAACTACCTTACCAAGTAAAGTTGGTTGTACTTCGATATTAGTAATCTTATACACACCCTCATCTGTAACTACTTCTTCTCCAACTTTTAGTAGTTCGACAAATTTCCATTCACCAGTTGATAATTCTACTTCCTCACACTTCTCAAATGTTAGGTCATCAACTTCTCTATAATCTGTGCCACCACAAAACATTGGTCTAATCATCTTATCGTGGGAAGGTATATTCTGTAAATTCATTTAGTGGACCATCTCTTCGATGCCTACTTGCACGATAGTACAAGTCAAGCATTGTTCAGCATTTCGGTTTCCCTACGTCATTTATTTGACTGGTCTCTACACTTTTACACATTTTTCTTTGAATTTGATGTAACTTCGAGTGTGCCTCGACTGTTAATAGACATAAATTAGAAATATCATTATTTTTTGGGTTTCCATCAATGTGGTGAACACAAAATCCTTTTGGAATTTCTGTAATTCCTAAGTGTTCACACATTACAACACTGTGCAAGAACACATATTTACTGTTCTTTCTTCCGGTATACCACTCTGGCTTTAAAACAATTAAATAGCCTTTACCATCTGAGATAACTCCAATATAGTTGTGATGTTCTTCACCACACTTTCCAAACATCGGATTTTTGTCCCCAAGTTTACTGTTTTGATACAATAAGTGCTTTCGTTGGTCTATCTCATATTGAGAGAAGTTTTCTTCTATAACATCCAACACAGTTCTGTATCTGATTCCAACTTCTTCCCCAATACCTCGTAAGGTCATTGAGGTTGTCTTGAATAATGTACAGATTAACTGCTTTTGTCCCTCAGATACCTTTTCAACAGGTAATTTATCTGGGAAACACTGTTGTATATTATTCTCTCGAATAACTTTGTTTAATGTGTCTAACTTGATTGTAAATCTGTTACACGTTTCTCTCTTTGTATACCCAGATTCTAAATATTTTCTAATTTCTTCTATTCCATCTTTATCAAAAATAATTTTTTTCATAACATGTATCTCCTAATAGATAGATTTATGTGTGTCTTAGCTCGGGATTGTTTGAATTAAAGTTTCCCCGAGTTAACTGAATTTATAGACCCCAATTCACAGTTTTGTAGTCTAGGGTCTGATGAACTATAGCGGCCGGTATTATGGTTTACAATACCATTAGCGATGAAACTGTGAGTGTTTGGTACATGTAAATCATACACATCACTATAACCATGTTCAATCTGCTTGATTGGTAAATAGATAAAGTGATTATCTATAGGATGTTTTAAGTTGCACTTCCAATCAGATGTAATTAAACTAGATTTCTTAGTTTGCACTAACCCAACCATTTCTTTGAATTTATAGGCATTTATCTTTGTAACAGTTACCCTATTGCCTTGATATGTGCCAACAACATTTCCAAAATGGTCACGGTCTCTGTTCTTGTTTCCAACTGATTTTGAAATAGTAGCAAAAATACCTGCATTTAATAAGGTTGATTGAATAAACCTAGCATCCTGTTGGCTATAAACACTTAATAGTATTCTACTTCTATCAGTACTAACAGTACTGTCTAAGGTCATTCCCTTAATGTAGGCTAAAATAACAGATTTCGGAGATTTATAAATAAACTCTGGTATCTTCTTATTTCTTGACCCCTTTGGTAAGAATTTTAGCATGTCTATAAGTGCTTTACTACCGAAGTATGTATCGTATACTCCTGTTCTCTTATCTCTTGAAATTGAACATTCTAAATTAAATAAGGACTTTACTAGGTAACCTACTCTATCTCTAACTTCCTCATCCCTATTTGAGATTCTTATTTTGAATGACCTGTTAGATGTTTCCCACGAACCATCTGCATGATACATTCCTAGTAGTTCTGCAAATTCCTCGTTTACAAACTCTGGAACTGTTAAGGCATCATTTTTATGTGTTCTCAGCTTATGAACATCTAAGTCAAATTTAACATATTCTGTTGGAAACTTGTTATAACCGAATGGTATTTTTACATACTGCCTAATAGATAATTCATCTAATCGTCTAAAATTAGCTGAGTTTACAAGTAACTCTCTTCTCTTCTTAGGTGAGGCTAACGGATACTCCTCATTTATGCATCCAGATGTTATAATTGGATGATTGTGTGTTCCTTCAATAGTAAATCCACCAACAGTGGTTATCTTTATGGTTGGAACATTGGTGTACTTAATTCTATGACTTACTTTTTCATATTCCAAATCCTTATTAACGATTGAAATATCCGTTTCTTCGAAAGCACCATCTTTTTCGTTATCATCAAATAAATCTCCAATTGGCATGTATCCATTATCGGTTAATAATAGACTATCTTTTGTTATACAAGCAGTGCCTGTAGCGTTAAACGAACAATGTATCTTACCATCCTTCTGTCTTACACTAGGTAATTTCTTAATATACGTGTTCAACAGTTTTAATGCCCCTCGGTACACTAGTAATGCTTTCGTAAAGGGTATATTTATCTTTTCTAAGATTTCTTCTCCGACTTTTCTACCATCAATCGGTTTTATCTTCATAATATCGTATAAAACAATTGCAACTTGTTTTGGAGAAGATAAATTAACTGGATTATCCAATTGTTCATGTGTCAAGCACTGTTCTTTATATGGAAGTAGTTCGGTATAACATTCTTCTAATGCTTTTTCCAGTTTTTCCTCATACTTAGGAGTAATAGATTCTGTGTAAGGCATATCTAAATATACCCCAGTCTCTTCCATATTTATAGTAGCATCTAATACAGCCATTTCAATGTTTCTGAATACATAATAAAGATTTCTGAAATCTTCTCTTGGATGGTCTACACGTAGGAATTTTCCTTGGAATTGTTGCAACTCTCTCGTGTCAATCGCATCGTGAGCTGCATACATATAGCCAACTTCAATTGGAACATATTGGAAACCTATCTTATTAAATAAATCTCCGAACGTTGCCTCATCTTGCTTAGAAACATATTTTCCATGTAAATCCTTTAGTTTGTGAGATTCATTCTCATTTAAGATGTACCCACCTATCTGAGTATCCCACCAACACTTCAATCTAACACCAAATGTGCGTAATATCTTTCTAATATCGAAATCTGCATGATGCATTATGATATTTGCAGTTATCCTAGAAAGCGCTTGTATGATTGATTCCTTAGACAACTGATTTTTTACTAGTTCTCCTGTAAAATAATCAATATGTCTATAAGGACAATAACAAGCTTTTTCACCATCTACATACACACACAAACCAACTACAGTATCGGTAAACTCTAAACCTGTTGTTTCGGTATCAATAGATATATAACCACACTTATTACCGAGTTCGATGTATTCTAACAACTCTTTTCCATCTCGTATGATTCTATAATCGTCTGGATTGTATAATCTGGCACTTTCTGTTCGAGCAAATTCAATCTTTTCTAAAAAACTTTTTGCTTTTTTCTCTTCTTTAGTAAGTTTCTTAGGTTTTTTGAGTTCGTCTAATGTTTGTAAGACTAACTCTGTATTATCTCGTCTCTGTAATCCCATTTCATTTCCTTTCTCAGCACAATTATATCATATATCATAAGACTTGTAAATATAGAAATGAAGTTCATTTTTGTAAACTCCATAATCATTAAATACTAATATGTCCAATAAGATAAGTACACGTTATTACCGGAACTATCTGTGCAGGTATACATGGCAATAGGACCTGCTGGGTTCTGCGAATAATACTCACCTGTGGACTTTGTTACAGTTCCATAGTTATGAGCATTCCAATCTTCTGACACTTTATATAGTGTGACAACACTTCCGTCTGGTTTATACCATGTTGCAGTAGTTGCCCACTCAATTGCTGTAAATCCCATATAATTATGTGCCCCAAAAATCATTGGATAACCCTCACCTACCCAACAATCACCTCTATCTACAATATCTTGGAATCCTCTACTCTCTAAGGCCCAAGAATATCCACCTACATATAATCTACCCCAGTTTCCCATAGCCATAGCAGGTGCTTGGTAACTTGGTTGAGAATATGTATCATAAGATGGATTGTTAGCATAAGATGTTGAATAAGAAGTTGTATTAGAAACATAGGCTTTTTGAGATTCTTGTGCAAGTCTTTCTTGCTCTAATCTCTCCTGTTCCAATCTTTCTTGTTCAATTCTATCTTCTGCTTCTTTGATTGTTGTAGCCATATCAACTACATTTGAACACAGTTGTTCACTACCACTCACCTGTTCAATTGTTGGCACAGCAGTAGAAACACCTAACTCAACTAAGTTAAGTGTTCTATCTAACTGTTGAATTGGTAGGCTAGGCAATAAAGCCAAAATAAAACTTAATAGTACATTCATTGTTGTTTTAATATTCCTTTAATTCTTAATTATTAAATCTTGAAGGTAATTTTCTTTTTACCCTCTTCCTTACTTACTTCATCTGTTTTAATCGTGAAGATTTTCTTTTCTTCTTCACTATTTTCTTCTCGTATATCTGGAACAACTTCCTCTTTATTTACACTAAGCTCTTTTGTAGTCTTAGGAACAGCAAAAGTGTCTGTAAATTGTTTCTTCTTACGTGAAGGGGATTTAGGTTCTCTGCCATACTCATAAAAACCAAACTCATCCTCTGGTTCCTCTTCAACCTCTTGGATATATTCGTTTGGAATCTGTTCTACGAACCCATCAAAACATTCTTTAGGAACTTCTGCGTTTTCATCTCCAAACTTCTGTTCCTTGAATATCTTGTTGTTATAGGTGTCTAGTCTATCTTCATCAAACACAAAATCTCTTGCTTGTTTGAAGAAGTAAAACTGTGTTTCGTAGAACTCGTTACCAGACATACAGAACCCACGACCCTTTATCTGTGGTTTACTACGGTTGCTTATCTATATTGTTCATGTAGGTCGCTAATCTACATCTATTTTATAAAATAGCATATACTTTCATATATGTACAGACTATATCTTCATCTCTTTCGAGAGTCTACCATTTCGATTTAAGGGATTCTCACCCACTTGCTTAAGCCCTACTCCTGTTGCCAAAAATGGCTAATGGATAGTCGTTGAAGTTTTTTCTTTTCAAAACTTACCTGCTGATTGTCAATTATAAAAACACTTAGGTTTACACCATATGTCATCATCTACATTTTTTCTGTTTTCACAACTTTCACACTTGTGTGTATTTCATCACTATGTTGTAGTTGTAGATGCTTTACGAGTTCCCAGCAATTAGATAGAATTTTATTATTGTAGTCGTCACCAACTACCAAGACTTTTGCAAATCTTTATCAAACAATCTGGTTGATGCACCATCATCAAAACCACCTACGATAATTCTTTGTTGGATATTATTCATCTGGTCACTGTTTATAGTACCTTGAGTTATGCTTTGTGCGGCGATACAAACATGTACACCTGCGGCACGACCTAAACGTAATATCTGACCAAGTGCTGTTTTAATGTCATCAAGTGCCCTGTAATCATCACTACTCATTAAGGCGTTCATTTCATCTATAAGCAAAATCATTGCCTTAACTTTAAATTCACCAGTAGTTTTCTTAATATCCCCATCTTTGATATAACTATTATAACCACGATATTCAACTAACTTAGGATTTCTTAACTCATTGTTCTTTAATCCATTGTAAATATCCTCAATAGTCATAAATGTTTGGCATCTTCCGTCAGAGTGCATCTTTGCCATCTTTTCGTAGTTCCTATCAGTCTTATCTAAGTCCTGCCAAACACAGAATATCTCATCAAACTGATACTCTCTACCAAACAGTGTATAGTAGTTTACTGTTAGGTTCTTGATATTGTATACATTGTTTACACCTGCTGTAGCCATAAACTTATAACGTTTATCCATGAGTTGATAAAAGGCAACAAAGGCATCTCGTGCCTCATCTACCTCTAACGCTACCCCAACAACACCTTTTACACCTTGTAGTAAGTTAAATTCTACTTTTTTCATATCAACACCAATCATCATGATATTGTCAGAAAAGTGTGAAATATGAGAAACGATACCATTCTCTGTAACAGACTTACCCCCACCTGTACCACCACAAATAACTAGAGAAGTAGATGGTAGAGTATTTAACAGTTTATCATCTTTAATATTATCGTTTAACTTCCAAGTTAAAGGTGCAACTTTTAAAGTAGTGTTGTTTATAGAAAGACCTAAATAAATATTATTCCAGTCTTTTCTACTCTCATCAAACTTATAAGGTGCAACAGTTGGCACAGGTTGTTTTGGTGTAACAACTACTTCAATATATCCTAGGTCAATATATGTATTAATATAGAAATAAGAGAAGTGGTCTGATAAATCTGACATTGTACTAACAAAATCTCTCTTATCTACCTCTTTACCTGTTCTACTAAACTCAATAAATAGTCTATTGTGTGTATAGAATATAACTTGTGTTCCTAAGTACTTATTGGCAATCTCTAACACCCAGTCATCAAACCCACACTTGCGTAAGAATAAAAGATGTAATATTCCCCATAATAAAAAGGTAACCCCACAAATGCAGAGTGCCCCAAGTTCAATATATAAATAGTAGATACTGCTAGATATATCTGGAAATTTATTAGATATGCTAATTCCGAATAGAATAGCAAATATAATCAGGAACGCAATTCCTGTGCCAATCATAACCTTAACAAATCTACTGATAGCTAAGTGTTTAGGTAATATACCTGTTAAAACTTGTTCTTCCTTACCATTTTGCATTAAATAAACTCCTTACTTAACGTTTCTGTGTCATACACTAACCTAACTGCAAAAGATGGTGGTAGTGGAGTACCATCAAAATCATAGTTATCCACTTCTACCATAAGAACATCTAAACCTCTGAAATACTTATCAAAGAACTTATCAGTAATAGTAACTTCTGCATTTTTAATTAGGTTTCTTTGTAATACACTACTGACTAAGGTTTCTAACATTTCAACTGTTACAATTTCCTTATTCATATATGCACGTGTATCTTCTTTTATCTTTTTATTTAATCTCTCTAGGGTTAATTCTACATCACCAGATATAATTAAATTTAAAAAATCATCTCTCATATCATACCTCACTTTTTGGAACATACATTTTTCCAAACGTACTTGCCGCTCTTGCTACTTCGGCATAAGAGTTTTCATTAAACTCATAAGACCTAACGATGTTGGAACTAACAGATACTCTACTTCCATATTTACTTGGTACATCAACTACAAAAATAGTATCGAAGTATTTCTTTACGAATTGATTGTCTATAATAACCTGTGTACCTGTATAACTATAAAAATCTAAGGATTCTAATACAAAATCTACTACATCATTTGCAGTAACATAGTATTTGCTTAAAGAACCCTTTTTATTACCATGAAATCTATCATCGTTCAAAGCATTTAGTAACTCTTCTGAAACATAGAAAAATATTTCACTATCTCGTAGGCCTGCGTTAGGATTTTTGTATTTAACCATTCTTCTAACTCTAATCATCACGCTCTATATCTCCATCAAGAGGGTCAATTGGATAGACTTCGAATTCTTCCCAATTTATATATTTAGCAATATCCACTGATTCTAAAATCTTAGTGAACTTAGCAGTATTTAATTCACCGTTCTCAGAGAACTTTAAACTGCCACTAGATGTAACATTACCTACAAATCTTGCTCTTAAATCGAATACAACTGTAATCTTTTTTCTCTCAATTCTTACTTGTACAGTATCTGCTTCTAAATCACTACAGTTAGTTGATTCTACAATTGCCTCAACAACTGCATCTCCAATTGTAAATAACTTATCTTCGCTGTACTCTGATAGTGTACCTACAGAAAGAACTACAGAATTATCACGAGTTACTACCTTTGATACATATTTACCACTTCTACCTCTGGAAAATAACATTTATTCTCTCACCTCTCTTATACTGTATCACAATAAAATTATTATTTCAACTCTTTTATTGCAAAAACAAAAAGAAGGGAGATATTACTCTCCCTTTTCGTCTTTCTTCTTCTTGAAAATCACGAACCCAATACCAGCGATTGCAGAAGTTGCAAGAATACCGATTGCAATAGGTGCTACTAGAGAACCCTTAGAAGTTTCTTCCTTAGTTTCTTCTACCTTAGCATTTTCTTCCTTAACCTCATTCTTCTTTTCTTCGTTTGGATTGCCGATTTCTTTATCAATCTTAGGTTGTTCTACAGGTTTCTTTTCGTCTTTCTTTTCTTCCTTCTTAGAAGTTGTTTCAGACTTGTCAGTTGCAATATTCTTCTTAGAATTATTATTTACAACAACACCTGTTTCAATAGCCTTTTGACGAGCAATGTACTCATCGTGTACTTTCTTAGCACTATCTAACTTAGCCAATAGGTCATTTAACTTATTAGTTTCTGTTTCTAATGTAGCCTTAGCACTATCTAACTCTGCTAATGCCTTATTTGCTACAATATTTGCATTATTTAATCCTTCTAATGCAGTTGCATATCCTGCCTTAGCATCTTCTAACATTGCCTTAGCCTGTGCTAATGCTGGACCTGTCTTAGTAGGGTCTAACTTGTCAAATGTTTCCTTAGCCTGTGCTAACTCTGCCTTCTTAGCATCTAACACCTTTTGTGCATCTGCTACCTTAGCAAGAGCAGTATCATAAGCAGATTGCTTTGTTGCAGTTAAAGCCTTAGCCTGTTCTAGTGTTTGTGCCTTTGTTGCAGTTAAAGTAGTAGCGATATTATAATCACTTGTAGCAGAATTTAACTTGTCAGCAGCCTTAGTTAACTCTTCGCCAGCCTTATCAGCAACTACCTGTAAGTCAGCAACCTTAGCAGTTAAATCTTCTACCTTCTTAGTAGCCTGTGCAACTGCCTCATCAAAGTTATCTAATTTAGATTGTAAGTCTGACTTATTCTTCTCTAAATCTTCTAACTTCTTAACTTCTGTTGCTAATTCACTCTTAGCCTGTTCTAATGCTTGGTCAGCAGTAGCCTTTTCAGCCTTAGCACTTTCAACCTTAGCATCCTGTGCTTGTGCATCTGCAACAGCCTTTTCTAACTTAGTCTGAGCATCAGCAGTAGCCTGTAATGCATTTTGTAAGTCTGTTAAAGCATTATTTGCTTCTGTTGTCTTTACTTCAACCTGCTTATCTAATTCAGTAGACTGTGCTTGAAGATTTGCTAATTCATTCTTAGCATTTGCTAATTCAGCACGAGCATTTGTTAATGCACTACCATCACCTTCTAATGCTACTTCATAGTCTGCCTTAGCCTTATCGTATGCTTTTTGTGCCTCAGCCTTTGCAGTTTCAATCTCATTCTTATATGCAATTAAGTTATCTAAGTATGTCTGTGCATCAACTGCATTTTGTGTTGTTTCAAATGTAAAGTTTTGAATTGTTACTAAGCCATAACGAGTACCAACAACATCTTGCAATGCACCTGCTACTGTATATCCACGATTTACAATATTTGTATAGTGACCATACTGACGGTCTAATGGGCTACGACCATTAAATGCTTGCTTATATGCTTCCTTATATTCAGCATCGGATAAATCCTTATGTTCATAAGCAAATTTCTCTGTTGTGTATAACCAGAATAATGAAGCATCTACACCCTTAGCACCGAATGATAGGTTTTCGGCAACTGTATAAATATTACTATGTGGATTTGCCTTTGGATTTTCTTTCCAAATAGCCTCTGTAGCTGCACTACGAGCCGCCGCAGTAGCCATTAAGTAGTCATCTACCTTCAAGTCTGCTAAACCTGTAAAGTTATTATCAGATTGACGTAACTTATTTGTAGCAATAATATTCTTAACACCTTCAATAGCATTATCTAAGTTTGTACGAGAATTTCTATTTGTTGAATCTTCTGCGTTCATGAATGGGTCATTCTTATGGTCGTTGATAACCTTAACAGCCTTGTCAGAATTATTCTCTTCAAACCAACCTAATGTACCCTTCTTGATTGCTTGGTCAGCCTTATCTAATACTGTCTTAGCTTCATTCATTGTCTTTTCTAATTCAGTAGTCAATGAACCATTTTCTGCATCCTTAACTTTCTGTTCAAGTTCTGCAACCTTAGACGTTTGTGCTGTAACCTGTTGTTTCTTATCAGAAGCACTCTTCTTCGCTAATTCTAATGCCTCATCAGCACTCTTCTTAGCATTTTCTTTCTCAGTCTTAGTAGATTCTGCATTTGCCTTTTCTGTTTCAGCAGTAGTCTTAGCAGTATCTAATTCATTCTTCTTGGCAGTTTCTGTTTCTACCTTAGTATTGGCAGTATCTACTTCTCCCTGCTTAGCAGTAACATTCTGTTCCTTTTGAACCTTAACTGGCTTACCTGCCTCAATCTGAGAAGTAATATTGTCGATTTCAGACTGTAAGTTCTGCTTTGCATTTGCATCGTTTAACTTAGCCTTCTCTGCTTCTGCACTCTTTAATTCTTCCTTACCACTAGCAAGGTTAGTGTCAGCAGTATTCTTAGCAGTTTCTGCATCTGTCTTTTCCTGTGTAGCAGTATCTACAAGTGCTTTCTTAGCATCTTCATCAGCCTTAACTGTATCGTAGTCAGATTGAGCAGTTGCTTGCTTTCCGATAGCATCATCTAATACTACCTTAACTTCATTTGACTTACTAGTTTCTTCGTCAACCTTAGTCTGTAATTCAGTACTTTCTGCTTCCTTAGTTTCAATATCTTTCTTACCTACTTCACGGTCATAAGCATTTGCTTGCTTATCTAATTCTGTGTGTTCAGCAACAGATGTTTCCATATTGTTAACTGTTGCCTTTGCAGTTTGTTCCTTTTCTTGTGCTACCTGTTGATTAGATACAGCAGTATTGGCTTCTACCTGTGCTTTATCAACATTTGCTTGTGCAGTTGTAACTACTGGCTTTTGTGCTTCTACAGCCTGTTCAGCTTGCTTTTGAGCATCTTCTGTTTCTTCTGCAAATACTGGTGTAGAAACTACTGATGTCGCAGATACACCTGCTAATGTCGCTAATGTAACCTTCGTTAATTTATTCATTTAATCTGTTTTTCTCACTTTCTGTTGGTATATTTTACTCAACTTATGTGTATATCATACCACAATTTCCGTACATTTGTCAATACCTAAATTATTCTTTTGTATTATCAATAATCAAGTCATATTGAGTATAAGAAGAATCTATTGTACTTTGTCTAATATTTTCCCCAGTTACACTATAATAATAGTCATTTATCTTAGAGATAATATCTTCCTCTTTATCTCCTCGATTGACCTGAATTACTATAAAGTGTTCTTCACCATTACAATACAAGGAAATCTCAATACAAAATTCTCCTTCATATACAGACAAAACAACCACTTTGTCTAATAAACATAGGTCTTGGTCATAAGAATCATATAATTGCATTGGTACAATTCTTGTTTCTGTATATGCAGATTGCATCATCATAGAATTATATGTATCAGGTTTGAAATAATTTTTAAATCGTGCAACTTTACTTGCATTGAAATAAATCATTGTCATAGATGATTACCAAACCTTTCTCCTTTTTCCCAAAATACCCCTTCTTCCTCGTCAAAGTCGTACTCATCACGAGTACTATCTTTCTCTACGTAAGTATTAACGAACTCAATAAATTGCTCTCTTGAAAACTTATCTGAACCAAGAATGTCATAGAAAGCATCTGCAAATGTATTGTCTACATTCTTTAACTTATACTTATTAGAATCCCCAATTTGTTTACAGTACATATCCAATAGTTCACACTCTGGTTCTATTACTACATTATCCTTAACAACCATAATCTCATCATCAAATGAGTAATTACAAATGAGTCTACCTGATAATTCCAGTTTTGCACCATTTGACAGTTTATTTAATTGTTTAATCTGATAAAGTATATTTGTTATTGCTTTTCTACTACTCTCTGCATAGGTTGTATAAGTCTTATTTGTAGCAAAGATAAATCCAAACTTCTTAACTGTGCCGTTAAATATAAATCTAATCTTTATCATTGTTTAATTTATCCAAAGGGTTACTCGATAACATGTGTAATGGGTAGTTTGGTACAATATGTACGAATCCACTATTATTATTCTTATCTATCATAAATACATCACCTGCTACAAACTTCGAAGATACCATCCCTACGATAGCCTCTCTATCAATCGGATTATCTCCTAACTGTGTTGTATCAAATTTAGACAAGAATAAACCTGCCTCTTCCATGGAACTCTTGAAGATAAACTTAGTTGCAATGTGGTTAGCTATTCCCTTTGGGAAATGACTTACACCCTGACTGGCAAGGATTGTTGCAAATCCCAAACTTCTTCCAATTACTAAGAATCTATCAATAATAGCAGACATTGCCTTATTACCAAATAATAAGTGTGCTTCATCACAGCAGAATACTGTTGGAATCTTATTATTAGAAGATAATATCTCCAATAACTTAGAAGATAGTAGGTACACAATAGCACTTGTAAATCTCTGACTAGCTGTATAGTTTTCTACACTAACTGTATGGTCTGGTAAGTCCATACCGTGTAAAGAAATTACAAAACTATCAGTTAAACTTAACTCTAATGGTTCTACATTTTCTTCTCTTGTAAATAAAAGTTTACCATATTTACTATCCGATACTGCCTTTAATCTCGCACCTAAATTAGATGCAAAACTATTATCACGAGAGAATAAGTACTCTGCTACATCTTGCATATCTACATAGTTTCCATCTCTCTTAAATCTGGTTACAAAGTCTTGGATAATTGGGGTAACTGCTCTCTCTTCATCAGTAGAAAGTTTACCACAAATTAACTCAATAATAGAAAGAATAACAGATGTATCTATATCCTTTAAGAATGTAAATGGATTTAATGCCCCATCACGAATATTATTTATATCGACAATCTTAACATTAGGATAAACATTCTGTATTTTTACTAAATCGTTCTTAGGGTCAATTGCTAATACTCTTTGTCTTAAACTTAAGGTGTTTGCTAAAGTACTTAAAAGGAAGACAGACTTGCCTGAACCTGAGCTTCCGACTACAATTGTACCTGCAGGGTTATTTGTCCAGATTGAACTCATTGGTTGCCATCTAATTGTTCCCATATACACTTTCCTTTCTTATAAATAAAAAAGATATGCAAAGCATATCCACTAATTTACTCGTGCAAAATGAATTGTTGAATCATTCTGAACTAACTGTAATTCACCATCAACCATCTTAAAGGAGAATTTACCTGTTTCTAATTGATATGAACCATCTTCCTTTAATTGATAACCTGTTGTTCCTGATGGATTACCATTTACAGTCATACTAACATCTTTATCTGTAAACTCAAATCCTAATAGAATTTGGTTATACTGTTCTTCACTAAAAATCTTCTTTAAATCTTCTAATGAGTACTTATTACCTTTTGCAGTAACATAGGATACTTCCCACTTACCTACAATAGAGTTATTTGCTTCTTCTGTAGTCTTTTCTTCTACAGGTTCACTCTTTGGTTGTTCTACCTTCTTAGGACTACAGGCACTCATTCCTAAAATCACTGTTGCACAAAATACTGTTTTTACTAACTTATTCACTTAAAATCTTTTCCTCTCTCTGTGTGATACTAGATGCATACTTTCTTTCTAACTTTACCTAGTTCAACTACACTATTATCATTTTGGTCTACAAAGTAAAAAATATCATCAATTGATATTAAGTCGCCATAACAAATATCAGTTTTCCACTCATCATCTTTATAGCTACTTACTTCGTTAAAAATATCATTAAAACCATATCCTACATCACTAAATACAAATTCCCTAAATTTAGTGGTGTACTTTAACATCCTTGCTAAATCCCAATCAAATCTTCGCATTGTTTCGTAGTAGTCACCAGACCAATATCCAATGATACCATCATAGTCCATCTTCTCATGGTCTGGCTTATATACTACTACATGTCTGCCTATCTCATTAGAGAATAACATTACTTATTTTCTTCTGTTTCTGCGTTACTTGTTGCCTTTGAAAGGGAATCTGTTGCCTTAACAACCATCTTGTCAGCCTTACTAAATAAGCCTAACTTTTCAAACCAACGAGAAATAAAATTTCCCAACACACATCCAATTGCTGATGTAATAATTAAACGTAAATATACCATATTTTTCTATATCTCCTCTATTTCTTCTTCTTCGGGTTCTTCCTGCATAGATAGTACAAAGTTTACAAATTCATCTCTATCCATTATCTTTACATCATTTAATACTTCTTTTAATTCTTTTTCCTTATCCATGTTTGTATTCCTCATTTGCTAGACCATGTTTACGATACCAACGTAAAATCTTCTCATTAATTTCAATCAACTCTTCTAGTTGTCTAACCGAGAACCTAACATCTGGCTCATACTTGGCAGCATAAATCCATGTGAGAACGTCTCTCTCTTGTTGCTTTTCCATGTTCTCTAATTTTACGATTTTTCTCTTCGTACATGTCGTGTTTCTCCTCTCTATATCATTATACAGCAATAAATTGCTTTAGGTTGACCTTGCTTCCAACATTAACATGTATCAGTCACCTATTTTACCAAGTTCTTCTTCTACAACTCTCTTCACAGTACTATCCCACTTCTTCTTCATCTCAGATAAGAATGATTCTACTCTATCAATATCCTTTGTATAGAACTTCTGTGGTTCTTCATACATTGGATATACTGTACACTCGTACCCACCTCTATTGTATAGAACTTCAACCTCAAACTGTCCGAGAGATACAACCTTTTGATAGTCTAAAATTATATCTCCTTCAACCGTTGAGTTCTCAATATCACTGAGTTCTCCAATTGCTTTTTCTAAGAAATCATTGCAAACCCTAGTCAATGCTGATGCAACATAAAATTGGTTTTGCACGATATTACATGTTCTTTCACATGATATGGTTTCCTCATGAATAACTGTGTTATCAATCGCTCCTCAGTTTACCACTTCAACTCTAGTTTTCACTGTTCCATCTCTTAATACAGTCATATACACCACCATATCTACCATAACACCACTAAACAACTTTAAGACATATAATCCATCTTTAAGGCTAGAAAATCTTCCTACCCCAAGTAACTGGTCTAAATAAGCTTCTGTATCCATTTTTGGTATCATTATTTTATCCCCCACAGTTAAATACAATCTCAGAGAGTTTCTTCATAAATTTATTATGTTTTATAGTTAATACTTTACAAAGTTCTTCCTTATTATAGTTGTCAGCAGTTAATTCTGTTTCTAGTTTATTGGTATAAACTGAAAGATACCAACTATCTCCATAAGCATTAGCAGAACCAACTTCCACATTGTAAATGATTAGATTAAACTCTTCTAGGCAAGTCTCCTGCTCTAAATCATTTGTTGGTCTATCTACTCGGAACTCTTCAATAAATCCATCTTTGGTTTTTTCGCATAGATTGACAACTTTCTGTGAAATTGTATCTATATTCAACACTAATTTTTCAAAGCCTTTATAAACTAATGTTCGTTTATCCAAAGGTGTAACATATCCTTTATAATCCTTAAAAAATAGTTCAGCTCGATAATGATTATTTTCCCATGGAGTAAAATATAAATACAATTCTCCGAAATTACTATCAATGATTGATAGAGAGAGAATTGTACGAACCTCTTTCAACTTTGAATTTTCTAAAAGTTTTTCAATACTCATCATGAAAACTCCCTTTTACTTTAAAATTTCCCCACCATTTAACATATTATTGTAAAGTTGTGGATTAAATTCTCCACGCTGTTCATGGGCAAAGAAAATATCTTTATCAGATGAAGTTAAAGTTAATAAATAACAATAAGCACGATTAGAGTCGATATCATTTTCATATTGCTTTTTTAGCGTAACAAATAAGTCAATATCGCTTTCTTTTGTGCAGCGGTCTGTAATTACAGAACCAAACACTTTAATAGAAGAAAAGTACTCTCTTACCTTTTCATCATTTGCAATCTTTTCAATTTCTAATCTCTTAATTTCATTTATCATGGTTAAATCATACCACAACTCTACATAAATGTCAATATTACTCTAAATCTAAATCAAATTCTTTTTCTAAGTACTTAACAAAATCAATTAAATCATCTGTTGGTAAATAGTTTTCCAGTGCTGTAATTACATCTGCCTCTGAAATACCACAATCACAAATGATTGTATCTAATGCTTGTACTGCTTGTGCGTTTGTTTCAATCTTCATATTATTCTCCTCTAATCTAATTCAAGACTGTATTCAATATTATCTGTGAATCTAGTCTCTAATTCTCTTATGATAGCTTTTTCTAACTTGGAATCATTAATTCCTTCCCCATCTTCAAAGATTTCAACATCCTCTACGTCAAAATCCCCTACATACTCACACTCTTGGTAATAAGACAAGCTTAACTTAGATAAATTTAATTTGTATGTAGCAGTTAGGTAAGCATTAAACGTAATATTTCTAACATTCCCATCTGCATTTAATGGACAACTATCATAAGAAGAAAAGTCCTCATCATCAATTTGAACTTCAACTGTTATTGTTAATTCATCTAGTCCAGGGTCTACAGAAATATCTTTATAAGTTACATTTTTACCACCAACTAAGTTGTTTGTAATCTCAATGTTTACTGGTAATTCAATCTTCACACTCTTAACTCCTCAATTTTCTTCAAATGTTGATTAATATGGAAACGAGCATCAATCATCTCGTTTAGAAATGAAATAAACTCGTTTAGATTATCTCTTGAAACAATAGAAGAATCAGAGAGAGATAATTCATGATTAAAAAACTCACATCTCCAAATTACTCGCATTTCCTTATCCCCATAATACTCATCTAATTATACCTCACCCCATTTTTGGTCATCTCTATTATCAATTTCCACACGGTCCTCTTCAAATTCAAACTCTGTCTTATCTCTTGGAACGGTTATTTCAATTTCACCCTCTAAATCTTCTACTACTGCATCTGCACCAGTATAATCAGCATCTAAAGGAGAGTATCCTAATTCATCCAGACCACGCTTTTTATAATAATCTTCTAAATCTTCAAACTTAGAGAAGTAGTATCTGATAAACTCATTTTTACCACCACTCTGTACAATACCCATACCTGGATATGTGGAATCAATTGTTGTTGCTAAGTTGTTATCTAAGGCAACCATACTTGCCCCAGTTTCAGTAGCTCTACCACAAAAGCCACGAAATCCACAGTTATGTGTGTAAATAGGACTTCCACTATCAGTATAAATTAAGAATTGACTATCTGGTGAATTTGTTGTAATACAAACACACTCTGTCTGTTCTACTAAAGAAACATCTAATAACTTAATGTTATCTTCGTATCTGCCAAAATGAATATCATTTTCAATAAACCAATCCTTATTTTGAAATAAATCTTCTGACTCTGTAACATAAGAATAAGAATTATCTGATGTATGAACAGTCCATTGGTGTGTATCAGAACAGGTTACATTGCCATTTGTAAAAGAGACGAAATAAACTTTAGTTGGGATATGAACAGGAGTCTTATCAACTACTTCATAGTAATTGCCATCTGTACCCAATATCTTATCACCAATCTTTACATCAGCTATTCGTTTTTTCATTTCCTCTTCTCCTTCTAAATTGTTTAGCCCAATCTTTACTATCAAACTTTCTTTTACAATAGTTTAAGAATGGTTTAACCTCTGAATGTTTCCAAATTACAACATTATTATCAACCATACATTTAAACTTATTAGCATCCTTAAAAACACCATCTGGTGTGAAGAAGTAATCTCCCTTTATTTCTAATAAAGTATCACCGACTAAAAAATCAGGAAAATATACTCTCTCCTTTGAACCAGCTATATAAGGTATGCGAACTGGTTCTCGAATAATTGGTAAATTATTATCAGTAAAAAATATCCACACAGCCAATTCCCAAGAACTATCAAACATCTCGCCATTGTATTCATATTGCTTTGTGGCTGTTTTGTGAAAGGTTGGAGACTTAGAATTGTTTGTCACTCCATATAACTCTAACATAGTATCTGAAGCTTGTTGGCGATTATTGAAATTCACATCTCCATACTTCTCCAATTTGGTATCTTTTGCAACTTCTTTAAAGTGCGATGTTTTAAATGGATTACTATTCCCAAAATTATCTTCCCACCAAGCACTCATCTTTTTAAATATTTCAGGGTTTTGCATAACCCAAGGAACTTCATGATTTTTTAGATTCGACTCCGAAATCTTTTTGATAACTTCTGGTGCTTTGCTAGGATTATCTACCCCATACTTATTTAACCAAGTTTTCTTACTCTTTTCTCGTATTTCTTTACAAGCTAATACGTTTGGTGCCCCATAACGTTCCTGACAGGTTTTTCTAATCTTTTCTTGATTGTTATAAGTTGCACTTCCGTATAGTCGCAATTTTGTTTCTGCTTGTTTTTCTTGTACTTTAGGGTCATTGCGAACACATCTCTGGGAACAATGTTTTAAATAGCCAACTCTCATGTTTACATACTTTGTTGAGTTGTCACAAACTGGGCATATTCCCTCAACACCTCTTTTTAAATACTTGCCATAATACTCTTTTGACGAAAGTTTGTGAGTATGTGATATATGAGATTGTAACCCACCGAGAGTTCTTGAGGTGAACTCACAAATCTTACAACTATATGTGTCATGAACATTATTCATCTGATTCATCTAAAACCTCCACAAGTGTATCAGTAGCTAAAGGGTTAGACCTTATTACCGTAGGTAGTATTTGATGACTTGGTTTTTGTGTGCAAACTATTGCATGAATAGCAGCACTTCTTCCTAACTGAGTAATAGAAGCTATTAAGCTAACAATTTCAGTCCTTAGCATATCTTGGTCTTTTGATTTTTGGTCTTTGCTACCACTTAATTGAGTTAACTCTGCTAGTTCATCCACAATTGTAACTAGCATTTTCATCTCATCAGAGTAAATATAGTTTACACAATTATAGTTTACCTCAATCCAATCTGTTCCATTTAAACAAACGTCAATCTTACTAGTTGTTTCGGTATTTACTAATTCAACTAATTCATTTGCAGTCATTTCCTTTTCGACTGAATTAACTTTTACTTTAATAATATCACTTTCTAAGTAATCTCTCCCAGTAATATATACCTTACCAGACTTCTTAGTTGGCTTATACTCCATGATATTTTTTATTTTCAGTTCAGCTAATCTTTGGTTTCTGCGATACATTGCCTGTTTTGCAATTCTAAGTACTTCAACTGCCTCTTCTACAGTATTTGCTACCCCAGTAATTCCTTTCATTCCCTTATAGCCAGAAAACTCTGTAAACTTAGGGTCAATTAAGGATAACGCAACTTCATTTCTATGTGCAATACCCCCATAAATAATATTCTGAACTGCTACAGACTTACCTCCTCCAGTTGCCCCACAAATGAGTCCCTGCGGTGCAGTAGGTAGTTCCATGTCAGCAGGAAGTGGGTTACCCATCTCATCTAAGAATTGACTTTTACCCAATCTCTTTTTATCTACCTTATCAGGCAACCACCCAAATTCACCCTTACCTGTAATACCTAGTGAGAAGAATCTAGTAGGTCTTAGCCAACTACCCTTCCATCTTGCCACAGTAGGTGGTTTATCGTACCCTACAAAACTTATTTTTCGTTCTTCTAAGTGCAATTCATAGTTCCACGTATATGTAGATAAGAAATTATTTAACTGGTTTAAGTACTCTGGTAAATACTTATCATCAAAAGTAATAGGGTCTACTATTACATCAATCTTGTTAATTGTATTATACTTATGTTCCAAAGTAAAAGGTACATTATTAAAATCTACCCCTTTACCCTTTTTATCTACTAGATTATGAAGAATCTCATATATTTGAGTTATCTCTTCTCTAGTTTTCTCAATACGTTGTTTTCTTAATGTTGTTAATGTTAATGTAATAGCTACACTTACTAACAAATAAGTAAGCATTACCCAAATTGCATAGTTTATAATTAGGTTATTAACAGCTTGTAATATAATCGCTACAATAAATAGACCTATTAATAATAAACTATCTTGCCTTGAATAATTAAAGTTTTCTTCATTATCTGTTGTTACATCCATTGTTATGTTGGATATATACTGTGAAAGTGATACAGATAAGAAGTAAATTAATACATACATAAAATTTCCCTCCTATTTAATCTAAAACCACCTTATTTTAAATGTTAAATCTGGATTCCATTCCTTAAACGGTGCTAGATATTCTTCTTTGCTAGAAAAATATTCTTCGCTACTGTTTAAGTTAAAAAAGACACCTTGATATTCAACGCCATAAAAATGGTTGGATACTTCTGATTCTTCGCTATTAAATGCAACTTTGAATGGTACATCATTCCCATCTTTATCTACTGCATAAACCTCAAAACCGTGTGCACCAGTTACATAATCAGTTAAATCCTCTAGCCACTGGGAGTGTAGTAAATGGTTTTCTGACTTTTTAATATCTGACAAATTAAAACACTCTTTATATCCCTTTTTAAAGAACTCTAGTACTTCTCTTAATGTCATAATGTCTCCTTAAATACATGCGTAATCTTGTTGGATTACAAACTCATGTGCCGCAGTCATAAATCTAGTATCATTGGAATCAATAGAAAAGTCATCATAACTATATACATCTGTTGATAACTTAGGTGTAATCACAATATTACCAGATATAAGTTCTTTTGTTCCCTTTACCTGATAGCCTACTTTAAATATCAATCTTCCTTGAACTGTTGCTGACATATCTAATAATATAGCATTATTTTCAGCACTACAAAGATTATATGAAATCTCTAATTTTCTCATTTTCACTATCTCCTCATAAAATAAATAGCATAACTTTACCACTTGTTTGAAGCAGTTCCATTATTGCCATACCAAAATTCCAGTCTTTCTAAAGAAGTAGTTAATCCACGTCTAGTCATAGAGTATTCCTCAACAACTTCCTCTTGTCCAATTCGACAAACTACGATACGAACAGTGTAATCTGATTCTTGCCATACAAAAATCTCTGCTTTATCTGTATAGAATCTAGCAGCTCCACCATTTTCATCTCTCCATTGAACCTTAAAACTTGTGAGAATGGCTAACATTAGTTCACAATATTCCTTACAGAAGAAATGTACTGTTATCTCACTCTTATTAAACATCTACACTCTCCACGTCTTGATAGATAGTTAAATTATTAACAAGGTTAGCTGCCATCTCAACATATTGTTCTTTCATGTAACTAAGAGGTTCAAAAATAAAATCTTCTTTTGTGTATTCCTCTTTAAGACTATCAAATCTTGTCTGAATATCAAAATCAAACCATTCCCCACCAGAATCTGTTGCTCTTAATGAGAAGTTTAACGTACTACCCCTTAATACTACATAGGAAATATTAACTGTCTTAAATCCCTTTGCATATCCCTTATATATAAACTGCAATGCCTTCATATTATATAAGCCTTCCACTTTTAACACTAATTTTCTACCTATATATTCCCTTAAACTATCAAGTGTGTCGATTTCCTAAAGCGTGAAATCTCCACAGAAAAGATTTCGACAAAAGCACTCTCAATCTTTTCAGTATTCTATTATTAATCTTATTGTTTTGCTTCACTTATTAACACCATCACTCATGTTTTAGAACTTAACAGTAAAACATTCGTTCAAATACTAGTAAGTGATAGATTTATTAACTAAGTTATCCACATAAATCACTGCGGTAACTAGTGGTAAGAGTAGAGAACTGATACAAATATGCCTACTGCATGTAAGTAAAATAGATGTATCAATTCTCTTATTTCAATTAAACTCTGCGTCTAACTGAGTGTATAAGTCTTTCAAACTATCTTATTAATACTTAGGAAGTTACTCCTAATACACATAATCTCACTCCACACCCAGAGATTTACTACATGTGTAAAATAAAAGAGCACTTTGTACTAAAAGTGCCCAAAGATTACTATTCTTTTTCTGTGGTTACCATAAGGTTTTACCCTTGCCTAACAGTTTTTTGTGTGAGTTGGTAGTCTTACTTTTCTGGACTACACTGACGATGTTTCTTTCAATAAGATGAGAAAGAATTACACCGAGCCATTTATCTACCAACAGGGGAGGCTAACCTACGAGTTCTACTTCCATACAGTAAAAACCTTGTTACAGGAAATAACACCTATGCTCGCTTGTGCTATTTTTACGGAAAATTGTTGCAACCTAAATTATTTGATACTCAACCCAACTAACTCTTATTGCAACCTTCATTATAGCAAATTTTCCAGATTCTGTCAATAGATAATTTATAAAATTTTGCACCAAATGTTATATAGTTTTAGGTGCAATCTAATCCTCTAAATAAAAGTTCTCGTGTTCAGAGGAAAATTCAGCATCAAAGTCAATCTCATAAGAATCTTCGATATACTCATCATCTGTTGCAAGTGGCATATCTTATACAAATCTAGCATCTTTTAATTTCTTAGCTAAATCCTTTCTGTCTTTAGCTTCTACAAACACGTGACCAAATACTCTATATGTTACAGGTACTCTATATTCCATTATTTATCTCCTATTGTATCTTTATCCACTAATTCAAACATCTCAGCCGAATACTTTTTCATTCTTACAATCTCTCCAAGTGTGAAATCTCTTGGATGTTTTCCAATTAAGCTTAACTCATCTCCCTCAACTGACTTTGGAATGATAAGATTAACAAAACTCCCATCTTCGCCTTGTTGAAATAATCTCTTATATTCTTGATACGTAATCATATCTACTTTTCTTCTTTAGTTACTTTAGACTTTCTCTTAGTTGGCTTCTTCGGTAAGTCTTTTTCCTTAACCTCTTCCAACTTTTCATTTTCTTCATTTGTGCTATTTAGTACATCCAATACTGTGATTGCTAAAATAGTACCAACAAAACTCGAAATAATTCTTCCAATCATATCTTATTCTCCTATCTAAATTAAAAGAAAGGGAGAACTTAGTCTCCCTTAATCACATACTACATTGTCGAGATGTTTATATCTATTACCTACATCTTGACTTCTTCCTTTATTTGTCTTTGGGTAGGAAGAAATATACCCACAAGTTCTATAGGCATAAGACATCTTATCTGTATCCATATTGCCACAACATGTACAAGTAGGTTGGAAACTTCCATCTGCTTGTTTTACCATGTGAACTGTGTTATGTGAACCACACATTTCGCAAGATGAACTCTCTACATTAATTTCTATTGGAACTCTGCTATTAGATTCTCTATATTATCAATATCTTCTAATTTCCACAAAACTAAATAATTTATCTCGTTCTTCGTAGCAGTATTTAACTTACTGACGTCTCGCACAGTCCAAGTTTCAATGGCTTTCCTATAAAACTTTGTGTTTTTGTTCTTTCACAAATTTAACTTGTCTAAATCCTCTTTCCTACTAGGGCTAAAGAAATGCCCACCATGTAACCAAGAACCGTTATATTCAATATATAAATCTAAAGAAGTAATATAGAAATCACAGTTAAATGGATATAACTCACTGCAGTACTGTCTCTTTATATCGTCAACAGAAAACATGCTTATCAATTTATTGTATAATAATTCTTCTGGCTTTGAACTGTTGAAAGTTTTATTTCTTCTCTTAGTGTCTAACCCATGTTTAATTGATTCCTCTGTTACGGTCTTTGAATGCATCTCCTTAGATTGAAGTGGGAACTCTACACCATATCTGTTTCTGTTTGTTTCCTTTATTTTATTTATAACAGCTTCAGAACTAACAGGACTAAGCGAACCATACTTCTCCATATTTGTATCAAATACCTTTTCTCTAACAGTTATTCCACTACACAATCCCCACTCAGAACCATACTTTGCCAGATTTGTTTTCTTTGATTTTTCTGTCAGTTCTTCTCTGTGTTCTTTATTAAACTCAACAACTAAGTCGTGTCCACACTCTTTGCACGGTGAAAAGTTGTCAGTTGCAGTGCTAACACTACATTTAATATGTTTATCATGTTTACTACAATAAAATTCACAAATTGAGCTTTTACCATTGGATAACTCTCCAAAGTCTACTACACTGATGTTCGGGTTTCTATTTAGCATATCTTGAATGCGTTTCAGCAATTCTTCTCTTGGTAATTTGTTTGCCTTAACAGGTACCCACTCAGTTTTATACTTATCTTAAAAGGTGTCTTGGGTCTTTTCTCGCCACTCTGAGGTCTTTGAGTAATCTGATACTCCATATTTCTCTAAACACGTTTTTACACTCTTTTTACGAGCATTCTCTTTAGCACACTTCTTACACCCACAGTAGGAACTTCGGTCAATACTAGAGTATCTTGTTGTGTACTCACCATGTTCAGGACATTCGCACAATATGGGAGAATTGTTAGAAACTACATCAGAATAGTCTAACAAACTATACTTTTTAAAGTATGTCCTTCTTCCAAAAGTGCTTAACACTTTTTCTTTGGTTATCTGTTGCTTCTTCTTCACATATCCTCCCACAATTATTTCTATTCAGATATTACATTATCTAGATGCTTGAACCTGTCATTAATATCCCCTGCACGTTGTTGTGTGAAAGCATTGGTTGAAATATACCCACAAACACGAACTGCATAATTCATTTTTGTTCTATCTGTGTTACCACAATGAGAACATGTTGGAACATAATTACCCATAGTTCCCTCTAAATGAATAGTGTTATAACTGCCACACTCACAACAATACGAAGTCTCACAGTTCAATTCTGCATAAATATTGTTATCATAAATAAAGTCCATAACAGTTTCTACTGCATCTAGGTTCTTACTCATGTCTACACTCTCACAATATACAATGTTTCCACCAAGGCTTAGCTTCTGTAAGTCTGCCTCACAACCGAGTTTTGAAAAGACGTCAATATGTTCCCATACAGGAATATGACAAGAATTTGTTAAATATTCTCTGTCATGACCATCAAGTTTAATGAATACATCTTCCCCAAAATGTTCCTTAATACATAATCCAAACTTACCATTTAAGGATTCTCCAGGTGTTCCATATAAACTATATGAGATATTATCCTCTTCTTTAAACTTTGTACATAAACTATTAAGGAATTTTAAAATATCCTTTGCAAGTTCATATGTACTACTGTCTTTCCAGAAATCTTTTCCTGTTAAACATTTAGTTGTTTCATACAAACCATTATACCCAAAAGATGATGTTGAGTAATCACCATATACCAACTTCTCTAATGTTTCTTCTGGTTGTAATCTTGCTAACGCCCCATATTGCCATAACACAGGGGCTACTTTTGCTTTTGTATTTGCGAGACGTTCAGCACGGAGTTTTTGTACTCGTCTAGCCTCTTGCATAATATTTTCTACCTTTGAGTAGAATAATTTAAGTAATTCTTCTTCATTTGTTGCTTCTTCTTTTGTTTCTAAAGCACACCACAATAAGTTTACAGTGGTGACGCCATGATTGACAATTTCTTAGACTATCTCTTCACTGATTTATCAGTGCCATGCACTTCGATAGGTGATAAAATCCTATCTACGGAGTTACATTCATCACTCCTAGTCGTTACACTTTCTTTTTCGGATAAGTTTTTACATTTATAATAACTAATTACTTTAAATCTTTTCTTAAACCAGTTTCTACTCATCATTCTATTGACACCACCATTTTGTTGTGTGTGCCCTGAGTATGGAATGAATTTGTGTGCTGGGCAGAATGTTAATGTAGTTGATTTTTCTATGTCATACACCGTTAGAATCCAAACACCAGATACTCTGTGACCGTTTTTTACACAGTCTGTAATATTCTGCTTTTGGTCACCAACATATAGATTATCAACACGATTATCAAATGAGTCGTCATTTTTATGGCAAACAAATAACCCACTTGGTATCTCGCCAACCCATGTTTCATATACCATTCTGTGTACTGGCACATGCTTTTGACCATTTCCAAAATTTATGTCAACATAGTAATATGATTTCCAACCACATCCTCTTACTAGTAATTTTAACAACTTTTGCGATTTTTCTGAGTAAACCTCACCTGTATTTGAACAGTAGTAATTAGTGTTTCTAAATTGTTTAAATGTTTTATCCTTAATAAAAATAATTTTATTCATAAATTAATATCTCCATTCTTATAGTTATTAATTTAAAGCTTAGCACGGTATTGTACTATTTCAAGTAGTTCCACCGTTAGCAGGAATATTTCCCACACCGCTTTTTCTTGCGTTCACATGGTTTAAAGTCGCCTCAATCCTGATTGGCTAAGCGACCGAAGTATTTTCCAACACACTCTTTATAATTTAAGGCATTTGCTAGATTTCCCTTTATAAAGTCTGGCGAAAGTTGGCTTCTACACGTTTTTATCCTATATCACTATAGGTACTGACTATATCATAGTGGTATTAAACCACTCCCATACGCTTCCACTACACGATTAACTGTAGTGTACTATTGACTTTTCAGCCAACACCGAGTTTTTCCCTCGAAAATAGTCGATTAACTTTTACTTATAAATACTTAAATTCCCAAATTGTATAATTTTTATGTGTTCCATTTAGAAAAGTCTTTATCCTGTGTCTATCAACACCCGTAACTCTCTCTGCATGTCTCATTGATTTACAAACCACATTCTCGTTTGATTGAGTATTCGTAACCAATAATCTTACTTTTACTGTTGGGACACTTCCTGTTTGTTTTTGTGCATGTAATAGGTTCTCTCTGTGAGTAGAACGTTCCAAGTTCTCTAATCTATTGTTGTGCTTATTCCCATCAACATGATTAACAACTTGTGGATTTCCAAGAAACGTTTTTCCCATCAAACGATGAACACGTTTTCGATACTTCTTTCCTCTACAGAAAAGAATAATATGTTCATAATCATCAATTCCAATATAACTATGCACAAGTTTATTTTTCTTTATATTATACACTTTTCCCTCTTTTGTTATAGCAAACTCTTCAAAATTTGGGATTTTATAAGCCATTAGCACAGATTCATCTATTGCTAAATAGACCTGTCTGTTAGCATTACTCATCGTAACACACCCACACTTTCTATGTGGTTCATATAGGTTTTAAATGGGCTATAGATTGTCTTACCCATTGGTGGGAACACGTCTCCATGACCCCATTGATTAACTTTATTCTCTGTCATCACTTTTTCAGAGATGTAGTCTGGAACAAGTCTCTTACTTGTACACTCTGCGGCTAATTTCTTTAAATAGTGATACTTAGAGTTTTCATCCATAATATACTTATCCACACAGAGAATTAACTTAGGGAACGCATAAGTAATATATACCCCATCAGGATTCTTCATACCTTGGATACGTTGTCTTAATACTTCTTCTATTAGTAATGCTAAATCATCTCGTTCCTGTTCTGTTTTAGCATCTCCTAGATACATCCATAAACTAATGAATGGGGATTGACCTTGACCACTAATTGTTGAATTTACTTGATAATTAAATGTTTGAACACTATCTCTGATTTCTTTCTTTAAATCAATATCAACCAGTTTTTTTACTGTTTCTTCATCAAAACCTAGTTCAGTATACTTCTTGATATATCTCTTTCTGGATTCATTTACAAATGGGGCAAGATGTTCTAATGACATCGTTTGACCACCAAATTGTACCGCACTTACGTTTAACGAAATTTGGCTTGCGATTGTTGTAGCTGTTAACAATGTGTGAGGTTTCTCAATCATAATACCATTCAACACCGTACCATTTTGCAACATGTCATCTAAGTTGATTAAATCGCAGTTTATAAATGGTTGGGCCATAAAGTCAGCATCGTGAATGTGCAATCTGCCCAACTCGTGTAAATGTTGTAAGTCTTTTGGAATAATGTATCTAGCAGCAATATCCTTATTGACAATGCCCGCCATATAATCTCTTTGTACATTCAATAATGTTGGATTCTTATTTGAATTTTCCTCTTCAATCTGCTTGTTTTGGTTATTCAACATTGAAAGAATTGCATGGTCTGTAGTACTTCTCATTAAATCTCTATCATGTCTATATTTAATATATTCTCTTGCTACATCTTTTCTTTTAGTAGACATCAAGCCGTTTTCTACCATGTCTTGAATATCTTCTACAGAAATCATTTCTTTAGAATTGTTTAATACTTCTGTTTCAATAAAGTTAGCAATATTAAGTGCTTTTTCTTTTGAATACTCAGTTAATTCATTATCTACACTCTCAAATGCTTTCTCTACTGCTGTTTGAATCTTTGTTTTGTCGAACTTCACCCTTCGACCGTCTCTCTTTTTAATAAACTTCATCTGTAATTTTTCTCCTATCAGTTAATTTATGTTTGGAAATTGCAAAATTACTTACAATTTTAGAGGAATTGGTCAATGTTATTTACACTTAACTTTTCAACCTTTTCCTCTTGTTGTTCTACCTTATCTACAATCTTATTAGTTTCAACCGGTAGAGGTGTTGAAACTTTTGTTAAATCTACCACATTATTATCTTCTTGTTCTTCTTTATTATTAACATTGATATTAAAACTATAAGGTATTATTCTAAATACCTCCTGGTTTCTATTCTTTGATAACAATTGGAACTTTGAAATAAATAATGCAGTTGGCGATTTACCGTTTTGTGGTTTCTTCAATGACATAATATCAAAACTCTTATCAAACTTCTGTACCCCTGCCAACATTTCTGCTGTCTTTTGAGTTGCACCTGCAAAGATAACAAAGTTATTAATTGTTCCTAATATTGATTGCACAAAGTATTCACCACTTGACATGGCAATCTGGTTAATATCTAATAGACTGAATACAATCTGGATACCCCCACTTCTACCCTTTTCTAGCAAGTCTTTGATAATAGTACTGTTTTCAATTGTACCAAATTCATCAACTGCTAAGAGTAATTTAGGGGAGTATCTCTGTCTTGTACCTCTATCCATTAAGTCTTGGAAAATCATAGAACTTAGACTGGTTGCCAACTGTTTATTTGCAGACACAAAAGAGAAACAAACAACAAACTGTTTAGTAGTATTAAAACTAAACTGCTTTTTATCTTGTGCAAATAAGTACTTTGCTCTTGATGTCATAAGTATCTCTAACTGCTTTTGAAGAGTGTATAAACCATCTCTCTCATTTGGTTCTGCTTTATAATTCATTAAGAAATCAGATAGACCTTCTAAGTAGTTTCTAGGGTCCCCTGTCTGTTTTCTCCACTTATCATACTTTCTAATGGCGTTCTGAATTGCTAATTGGGTAGATGTCCTATAATGTTCATCTGCACCACTTACATCCCAACGTCTAGTATTCATTAAAGCCTCAACCTTGCCAGTCTCATTTAAGTTGATTAAAGGGTCATAACAGAAATCACAAGTATCAATAGAGAACTCATAGAACTCTACATTTAAGGCATTTGCAATACTTCTTAAATGGTCTACAATGTCTTTTTCACCTTTATAATCAAAGAAAGCAACAGAATAACCATCTTTTACACGTTGGTTCATGATAGACTTAATTAGATATGACTTACCTGAACCACTTGCCCCAGTTACAAGGGTATGACCACTAAGGGTATCATCACTTAAACCAATCTTCTTGTTATTTAACTTTAACTCTTTATAGTTTGTAGGTAGTATTTCACCAATTACAACTTCTTTGTCTTTTCGCTTTTCTAGTTTATTAATTGCACCAGAGACACTTAATACTTTATCATTGTAATCTAAATAACTTACTTCTTCCTCTACAAATCTTCTCTGGTATCTAATATACAACAATGCAACAAATCCAATCACAACGCCAATAGATAACCATGTATTTAATAACACAGTAAGTATCGTTAAGGATTGAATAAGTATTGCAATTGCTACTGTCATCTTCCTAGACTTTATAATATTAAAAAGAGTTAGGATAACTATAAATGCTACCCCAACCCCTAGTTTTATATAGAATACACTTTCCATAATTTCCACTCCTTTTTATTACTTTCTCAAGCCAGAAAAACGGTAAGTCTTTAACTTAGCGTATGAATGGCTCTCTCCTTTCTTATTTGACTTATACATAAACAACTTCTTCTTGCTGATATTCTATTACAGTTAGACAATTTAGGGGTTTTTAAACCTTTCGGCATACTAATAAAGTCCACTTTTTCACTAAGGATATTCATGAGTATCGCAAAACCAGAGTTCATTCTACCTTTGATAAAATACTTCTCTCCTAGATATTCTACTTTATCAAATTTTCTAAAGCCACAGATTTTACCTGTAGGGAGTTTCTGTTCTCCTCGAATACCCTTTGTAAGTTGATAATCTCCTTTGGAAACCCTGTTCTTATAGAAAATCACTTCTAACTCTTTAAACTCTAATCCACCACTTGCAATTACACAAGCATCTATAAAGTGGTCTTTTTTTAGTTTTAAGTGATTCCTGTTTTCACTTGTTACAAAACCAAATGTTTCGATTGCATTAGGATACTTCTTCAACAAGTAACTTCGGATGATACTCATGTGAGTAGCATATTTTAGATTTTTGCTCTTCTTAGGTTTTTATCTAAAACTACAGTTCCAGCATGAACTCCTTTATGGCAATCTTCACATAATGTAATAAGGTTTTCTTCATCATCAGTTCCACCGTTATGTCTGAACTTAATGTGATGTACTTCTAGTCTACAGTTCTTTTTGCCGCAACATTGGCAAGTATAGTTATCTCGATGAAGAATTGCTTTTCTTCTTGAAGAGTAACCATAGTTGAATCCTTGCTGGTATCCCCAGTGTCTAATCTTTTCATTCATTAAACTTGGATTCTTCATTAATGCAGTATCAAACTGACTTACTTCTAAGATAATGTTCTCATCTGAAATTGGGAGTATTTTCTTACAAAACTCAATTTCATCTATGTGAGCCTGAACCTTATGTTTGACCGATGGAGGTAGCCTATCACTTTTGGTAGAATTACCACGATTTAAAAATCTAGGTTTTCTATATCTAGTTCTTCTGCTTCTTCGATTACGTCTGTATACTCTACGAGCACCCATCTTTCGCTTAATGTCGCTTCTTAATTCAGTTTGAGATTGATACAGCACTTTATCATTACCAACAACAGCAACACCAACATGTTTTGAGCCTGTGTCAACACCACAGTAACACTCTTGAACTACATCTGTTTCTGTCTCATAAAGTAACTTGATGGTGAAAGGCTCTCTACGAACAACCTTTGCTTTCTTTGTTTTTTAATAATCTGCGAACCTTGCCAAAGCGTGCCGTTGGCATAAAAGGCTGTCCATTTTGTTTTAATACATATACTAACATCGCACTTCAACTCCTTTCGTTGATGATAAGTTTTACTCTGTAAGACGGTACTTATCAGACCGTCATGCCTATCCACACTCTATTACCAAGTGTGGAATTGGACTTCCTTTCGTCAATGTTGAACTAGGTTTTCAATTCACTAGCACAGAGACTCAATGCTTTCCTCTCAACTTAATTAGTGAACTCAGAGCAACGGTCTAAGGCGACAACCGTAGGTGAGTAACCTTAAAGGATTCTCTAATTCAACGTAGGTAAGATTTCTCTAACCTGAGACTTGTGAAGCAACAACTAACTACTGACCAGAAGATGGTCGGTCTTTAGCCGAGCATAGCTTCACATCAGGAATTATGGTCTTAAATAAATTCCCGTATCTGTAATCTCAAATCTAATCTTATTAATAAGATTGCTCATAAATTGTGCAATAGAGATACCAAGGTTTGAAATTGTTTGAAACAGTTTCACCTGATTTACTCCACCTAGCAATATAAATAATGCTAGACCGATAAGCAATACTATACCTACTATTGCAAATATTAGTTCTCCCATTCCAGATGGAAGTCCAATTCCACCACCAGAAGAACCACCAGAACTCTCTCGTCTTACACCTTTACTTTTTGGTAATTTCACAAAGTTTCTCCCCCACTATCTGTTTTCTTAAAAATCCACCGTATTCTCTACTATCCCTACTGTTCTCTCGGTTATCACCTAAACAGAAGAACTCATTGTCTTTAAGAGAATACTTAAAATCCTTGGTATAACCATTGTTGTACACATCTTGTACTTGTGTTCCATTGATATACAACTTATTATCTTTGTATTCGACCGTTTCATTCGGTAACCCAATCACTCTTTTAATGATTTTAACATTATCTACATTAACTACAACCACATCAAATCTATCAATAGTGCTGAACCTACTGCATAACGCTAAATCTCCATTGTGAAGTGTTGGAAACATACTATTTCCCACAATTCTAACAGGATAGAATACTATTACAATCCCAAGGACTAAAAGGGAGAACACAATATCTCTTATCCTCACTGTATCATCTCCCCAGTCTTTAACAATAACTTACCTTGTTCCTCTTCATCAGAGATAGAATAGTTAGATAATTGCATTGCAGGTGGTGTATATGGTAATAAGTATAATTCACAACTTCCCAATCCACCAACAACATCAAATGCATCTCTAACCAGTTTAGCAATACGTGCAGTACCACAGAAGTACAACAATGTTCCGAACTTAATATTGTCTTTATAGTTCTTCATTATCTGTTCATACTTCTCTTTTGATTTTGGACTTAACTCTATCTCAATTGCAAATGATTGAGCCTTACCGTCTTTTCTAGGTAATGGAATAATAACATCAGGTGTCTGAACAATAACTTTCTTACCATACACAGATACAATAGGGAAAGCAGTAAAATCAGAGAACTCGGTAGTAAACTTTGCACCACTTTCAATCTCTGACATAATTTCTCTATCTCTTGTTACTAATTCCTTTGTATTATATCTATTTAATCTAAAATGTGTTTCTCTTAGAGCTAAAGTTCCTACCTCACCACTACAAGTAACACCGAGTGGATGATATACTGGCAATAACTCCTTTTCTTTGATAATCTGCCACATCTCAGACTTCTTATTACCCATGTGTAAATCAAAAATCATCTGTTCTTCCGAAACAGTATGATTTAATAGCCCAAATGGAACAGAGATATAGTTATCATTCTCTATCTGAAATAAGTCTAATAAGAACTTTGTAGGTCTAACATATACTCCCATCGAGGTAGTTTCAGTCCAAACAAGCCCAACCTCAATCCAATCTAATATTGATTGAAAGTAATCATTTCTATTATATATACCAAACCATTGTTGAACTAACCACACTGGTGCAAACTTAAAATCTGCAATGATATATAGGATAACCTCTTCCAACTTATATAGGTTACAAGATGTGTCAATAGTCTTAACTACAATATGGTCTGAATACTTCTCAATGTTTGGTGTTACTTTAGGATGACGATAAAAAGAGTTTCTGACTACTTCTGCATCTTGTAATTTAAGTAAATCAGTAACTCTACTCATTATCTCTTACCAACCTTTTTTAAATGTAAAATGCTGTATAAATATCCGATTGGGGGAATTATCCATAAGATAGTAGTCCACTTCTTAGTATGTTTCTTACTGAACTTATACATTAGTCCTAACCACAAAGCAACCATTCCAACAATGAATACTAATAACCAATACTTTGTATATAAAGATAATGTAGCAACACTCTTCGGTACTAATACTTCTAACTTAGTTGTATCTCCAATTGTTGCCTGTGTACTATATGTACGTAAAATAAACATTTCTACACCTAAGCAAAAGATGTAATATGTGTAGAAGATTGGTGTAAGAATTGCTAAGATAAGTCCTAATGAACTATCTTCAACCTCTTTACCTAATACAAATTTATTATATAGTGGAATAATTGCTTTCCACCACTTAATGCCAATCTCGTTAAATAAGATACCTCGTAAAATGGTATCTACAATAAATACAATAATTAAAATGTTAATCATAATTTCCTCTCCAAATCTCCTTAGCGATTACAATAACTTTATCGTCTCCACCACCGTGAATACATGTTTGTAAGGTGATGAATTTATCCCCTTGATGAATAGGGTTTAAACTTGTAACAGATGTATGACTATTTGCAAATTCTAACCAGTCTTGTAACATCTTATCTGTAAAGTTTAATGTTTGATGATTAAATGCATCTAAATCATTATTCTGAATGATATAACTAATCTGATAACGTCTAACTTCATTTTCTGTATAGAATGTTAGATAACTATTCTTAGAATACTCTGCATAGTTGTTTAACAATGTGTTTAAATTAGAGAATTTTTGTGTACCAGCATATACACCAGCATGCCCATAGAGAACTAAGTTAGTATCATCTAATTTATTATCCTTATTCATGAACACTGTTCCAAAATCATTATATCCATGATTAATGTCATGGTATAAGTAATAGGAATTGTTAGTTGTTTGTACAACAGGTTCACTAATTAATCCACTATCAAATTCTAAATAGCCAATTACATCAGAGTTTACTTCTTTCATTCTTGTTAAATCATCTTTTGTGATTGTTTGTAATGAAAGTTTAGGAATAGTAATATCTCCTGCTTTTATAGTTGTTTCCTTTGTATCAATTACGTTCTTGATAGAATTGAGTGCCTTTTGTTCATCCGCGTTCTGCTTATAAATTAAAAACAGGTTGTATAAAGAAAACATAAGTACACCGACTAGTACAAGAACAATAAAAGGTTTAATTTTAAATTTCTTCATATCGTGTTTCTCCTCACTATATAAATAGCATAACTCACTTGTATGATGGTCTAGCCGCAAAGGTATTCAATGTTGGCTTATAAACATCCATAAAAAACTGTTCCATTTCTGTTATTATACCATTAAACTCTGTGGTTTGTAAATACTTTTTAGGAATTGTACATAGTCTTACAAACTTTAAATCAGATAAGTTATACTTCTTAGCCATTTCATAATACTTATATTCTACCTTATACACTTTCAATTTCTTATTCCATGTTTTTAAACCAATTAAGTGCCTTTGTGCTTTCTTAAAGTTCTCTTTATGTTGTTTTACTCTTGTTGCAACATTAACACTTTGACCAACATATAAACATTTACCCAATCCAGAACCTTTTTTAACGAATATACCATATATTCCTGATACATTACCAATACGTTGAATATAGCGTTCTTGATACTTTCTTGTCTTATGTTTCAATCTCGTACCAAATATCTCGTCTAAACAAGATAAAACTTGTTTATTCTTTGTGTACTTTGGTTTCTTTAATTCTTGGCACTTTAAACAGTGATAGTTTTGAAATTTCGTCTTTCCGTGTATCTTACACGTATCTATGTAAACATCGTCTTTATGTGCATAACAAAAGTTATACATTGTCTTATTTTTACACCCACGATGTTTACACTTATGTAATCTACTCACAATTAACTACACTATTATATACACGCTCGACATATTCAAACATTGCACCACCATTTGTAACACATTGAATACCAGAAAGTCGAGTTAATTCCTCGCAAAATTCAATAACTCTATATTCTGTATCTTCATCAATGACATTAAAGTTTCTATCGAATAATAGTTCTCGTTCTTTTTTTAAATCCATATTATAGTTCCTCTCTTAATAAACTGTTACTGTAGTACTTACAGAAGTACCTGCAGTATTTGTAAATGTAACTGTATATGTTCCTGCAACCGTTAAATTTACTGATGCAAAATTAACTGAAACAGAGTATCCAGATGATACCCCACTTGTAAGTTGGTCAGATAATACAGCAAAACTTGTTCCAATAGGCACAGATACAGGATGTACCCCTACAATGTCAGTGCCTGGTGAATAACTAGGTTGAGTATATGTAGGTTCTGTATATGTTGGTTGTTCATAAGATGGTTGCACATATGATGGTTGTGTAGGTTCTACCGGTGCAGGTTCTACTGGTTTATCCTTAACAGCAATTACCAATGTTTTACTACTCTCATTACCTGATTTATCCTTTGCAACATACTTACATTCTACACTATCCTTTGAGAAATCTAAGTTAGTTGGATATTCAACCGTAATATCCTCTGGTTTGTCATAATTGTCTGTTACAGATGATACATAATTCTTAGAATCAAATGTTTGTGTATCTACATCTCTAGTCAATACCAAACTGTCTTGTGTTAAATTGATAGTAGGTGCTTCTTTATCTACCACCTTAACTTTTAGATGTAACTTTGTTTCCCTTACAGAGTTAGTAGAAGTATATACCAAATCATATTCACCTAATTTATCTAGTTTAGGTGTGTTTGGATAGGACACACTTACTTTATCACTATTGACAATACAATACTTTTTAACATCTATCTCTGTACCAACTTCAACAGTAATCTCTTTTTCTGTTAGTATAGCACTAGGATTTACTACATAGTCATATATCTGTGTTCTATATTTATATCCTACAATGCTACTACTTACAAGTCCTACCAACAGACCTACCAAAAGGTATCTAGCATAATGTTTTACCTGCTTTTCCCCAATGGTAATATCTGCTCGTTTATAATAATACCACTTTTCCAAAATTAATTTCCTCCCCAATAAGTTTAATTATTCTTCGTCATCGGTTTCTTCAAATAAGTGTTTAAATTCTGATACTGAGTTATCTTCCAACATTTCAGCGTATCTTTCAACAATTTCCTCTTGGCTATCCATTAATTCACTCTTATAATCATAACTAGACTTAGAATCTAAATTACCATAGGCATTAACTCTAACATAGTCATCCATGTAATTATAATGTCCAAAGCAAACTGCTCGTACAGCACTCATCATATCATCATTATATCTAGTCCTGAAAAAATATTCGTCATTCTCATAGTAGTAATATTCTTCTAAACTGTCATCATATGAAGAACACTCATGTACCATCCCTTCTAATTCACTGATACTAACATCTTCGTCAATTAATCTGTATGTCATATATTATTCTCCAATTTCTTTTAATATAATGTCAACACAAGGTTCAATACCTTTTTCAAGATATAAACTTACTAAATCTTCTTCTATAACTGCACCATTAATTGCTACAGCATACTTGTAATCGTTTCCACCTCTGAGAAGAAATGCTTCCACCTCTGGTGTGTATTCTAGTTTCTGGATAGTTGAATCCTTAAATACTGCACACTCAAATTATCCTGCAAGTAGATACTTATAGTGGAAAATTAATCTTAATACTGCTTCATCATCGTCTACACCACGTTCACATGGATAAATACAGATACCAATATCAAAGTCCTCATCTTCTAACCCTCTACTTTCACAGAGGTCATGTAAATATTCTAATTTTTTCTCTAGGTAGTCGGAACAGTCAATATATTCCCTAAAATTAACTTTTGTCATAAATTATCCTTTACCAATTTGAAATTGTTACAATCATTAGTATGATTACTCCCACACCTGCAACTAGGTCTATAATAGTGTTTACTGTACCACCAGTAGTTACTGTAATAGGCAATAATCTAATTTTCTTCCACACTTTTCCTTCCCAAAAGAATGGGAATGGAAAAAATAGACATACACCACTATCTGAAAATGCATCTTCAAATAAGTGTGCAAAATACCCAAAAGCAAATAACTCACCCAACAATCTTATATTTGTATAAGTAGTTGTGAATAGGTAAATTATAACAACAGTTGGTAATATATAACGCAAATACTTTGGAACTTTCACTATCTTATTAATGCTAGACAATATCATAGCACTACCAATAAATGCTGACATAAATGCTAGAATGATAAATAAAGTAAGTACAGAGTTGTTTAGTAAGAACTTGTCTAACTCTCCAATCTCAATACTTGTCTTTATATTTGCAAATATTGTATAGTTACCAACTGGTAGCCCAAAATGGAATAATAAAAATAGTCCAATTGCTACAATTGCTGTATGCCATAAGTATCTATGTTGTGTAGGTTTACCCTCTCTATTAACTGGCGGTCTATCCTTTTTACCATGATACAATGTCCAAATAGTTTTACTTGTAGTCTGCATAAACAATGTAAATATTGTAGATAATGGGCCTAACATATACGCGGAGTTATGAACATCATCTAAATCTACAAACAATGTACCACCAACAAATATAACAATTCCAACAATAAATTGTAACCAACTACTCTTTAATTGAGTAGCATAGTCCTGTATAATATCTACAGGAAGTAACATCAATCCAAGTAAAAGTATCATGGATAGTAAAAAGTGTGTTCTACCCATGAACCCCTTAGATTTCTTTTCTAATATCTTTTTTATCAAATTAAATTCCCTCCTAAAAGAGAAAGAGGTAGAATCTAATCTACCCCTATTCATCATCGTCATCAATGTCAATAGGTTGTTGGAACATTTCTCTCACAGTATCCATCCTGCCAGACTGAGTAGTAGGTTCTTCTTGAACACTGTCTAAACCTTTAATTGAGAATACTGGTTTTGAATCCTTATCCAACCCATTTTCTTTCTTCCAAGTCTCTTTTGCACCTGCAATGAGGTCAGCGTACATTTCCTCACTTGTCTTTTGTACAACATCGCCCTTAGTTCTTACTTTATCTACAAGTTTTCCAGATTTGGTTCTGTTATTATGATACTCAATGGAGTTCATCTGTTTCACAACTGCCATATTATCAGCCTCAGTAAGTTCTTGGCTTGAAGCAACTCTCTTGTTTTCTAAAGCCCATAACTTCTTATCTAATAACATTCTGTCTTTAACTTGTGTTCTATCCTTTGTATCAACACTCTTCAATAGACCGGTATAATTCTCTTTAAGTTCATCATACCTTTCTTCTTGTGCTTTCAATTTTCTGTTTTCAATCATAGAATCTTGTAATGTTGTCTTAGCTTTCTGTGTTTCAGATTTCTTATCAGACAATTCTTTACTTAATCTTTGTCTTTCGTTTTCTTCTTCTACACTTAGCCCACCTACTCTATCATTGTAATATGTAAATGACCTTTGAATAGAATCTTCTAACTTCTGAGCATTTAAGTATTTCTTGTGTAATGCAATTTCTGTATCATTCATTAATGAGTAATCTGCAACACCAGTTTCCATATTAAATGCACCGTTAGTTTCTGCAACAGCCTGTGTGGCAATATCGGTTTCCACTGCTCTAATCTTATCTACATAAGCACTTGCATCGGAAGTACGTAAAGCGTTGTTTACACTTTCCTTATTTGTGCCAATCTTCTTAAATCCATCTGCAATAATATCAAATGTAGATTTTGTATTGATTGGATTTTCCTGCAACATATTTTCACCAATACCTGCAAGTGTTGATACCACACCATTACTCTTAGTAGCAAAGATTGGTGTACCATCTTCTTCATATCCAACAACAACTTTCTTACCCTTAGCTGCATCTTCCTTAACAGAGTGTAACTTCTGTCTAGCCCAAATCTTAGCGTCACTCTTTAATTTAGCAGATTCTGGTGAGAACTGTCTTTCATATCCACGTAAAATATCATCTATTGAACGTTCAATAAGTGGATTAAACTTCATCATAATAGAAAGGAATACGATTGCAATTACTAAGAATATAATATTACCTGTAACCATTAGTGATACCACAAATATAATCAGGTCAAAGAAAAGACTAAGGATAGTTACTTTAATTGTTGCCACTAGGAATATGCCTAATAAGCCTTTACCAATAGATACTGCTTTCTTATTCGTAGTTAGAATTAAAATACCTGCAATAGGCATCGCAAGTACCCCTAATAAAATACTCATCTTAGCAACTGCTACCTTAAACGCATATTTAGCAAGACAGTATGCCATTAGACCAAATGTAGCCATCAATAGTAGCATTTTAACAATGCCAAATCCGATAGATGGTCTAGCTAAGGATAACATAATATTAGTAATGTTAGACTTTACTTCATCATTTCCATTATTATACAGCACTTGCAAATAAGTAACCATTGAGGATAACTTAGAATCCTGTGTTTCCGAAATTGTTGGGAGTTCATTCTTACCCAACTTCTTAGCACTAGAGTTAGCAAACCAGAAATAGTATCCTAAGTTCTTATCAACTGTAGTTTGGTCTGACTCACTATATCCCTCTAAGTACTTAGTTGCAATTATACCATTTTCATCTCCAAGAGATTTGAATGATAATTCACTAATATCATCAACCCCAAACTGTGTACAGATTTGAGAATCAATATAGGCTTTATTAACTGAGGACATCTCGATTGTAGCATTTGTTCTGTCTGTATCTCCACCTGTAATGCTCGTATAGAAAATTGTGCCATCTTGCATTGTTGGATTGGCGCTTATAAGCACCTTATTTACAAATGTTGATAATGATGTACCAATTTCTGTAGGTTTTCCTAAAAGTGCTGTACCAACAATAATAAATCCAATCAATGCTACCACAAATACATCACTAAAAATATCCTTTGACTTTGTATGACCGAAAATAAAGTTAAATGCTGTTGCAATGACCGAAATGACCAACGCAACTAATGCGAACATCATAGCAGGTGCAAGTCGTAATGTACCATCTGCACCATCTGAAACAACAAACAACTTCACAAGTAACTCATTTACCTTATCTAACTTTAAGGCATCCATAATTACACTAATGTTAATGTTCTTTAGTTGAATAATGATACCCATAACGGATGTAGTTATTCTAGTAAATAGTGATAAGATAGAATATACCCAACCAAAAGGAATACCACCTACATTGGATAGTGCGAATAATCTTAAACTTACTACCTTTTCTCCATTAACTGTCTCTAACGAGTTAATTGTTTGTTCCTTATTTTCTAATCCTGTTTTTCCCCAATAATCCTCATTATCAATCGATGGATTATTCTTCTGATATGGCAAGTTTCTCATGCCAGAAAAAGCATTGCCATCTGAATCATGAGTATTACTATAAGGTATTTCACCTACATATCTAACAATATCTTTACTGACACCATATAATAGGTCAAATCCAACTTGATTAATCTGAATATCAGCATCTCCAAAAGGATATGTGTGCTTTGTTGCTAAACTACCACTATTTGTATTTTCAAAAACTTCTTCTAGGTTCTTAGTAAATAATCCATCTTTTTCCTTAAATCCACTACCTGCACTTACTTGTAGACTGGTGAGTAGTATCACCAAGATAAGCATTAGGTTTGTAAATATCTTCTTTAATCTCATTCTCACCCTCTACCTTTCTCTTTAATATGCAACATTAAGCATATTTACAATTTCTTTATACTCTTCAAAAGATAGTGAGGTTAGTTCATAAGTCTTATTTCCAATAAACACCTTAATACTATTATCTCTTGAAACAACTGCACATAAATTTACATCATTAACAGAATATACTCGTATTTCATTGAAATCTACATCTGGATATGTACTATAAAAATAATGTAAGAAATCATTATATGGTTCACCTGTAACACCCTCTAACTTTGAGTATGTGGTTGCTACATTAGACAGATTTCCTAACTTATTAAGCACTTCTTCTTTTGTAATAGTTCCTGTATCTTCAACCTTTGAAGTTGTATATTCTTCCCATACACCATTCTTATAGATGTATTCTTTGTTTCCTAATTCTTTAATTAAATAGTTGTTATCGTTTGATAGTCTATACGTTATACCTTTTATAGTCTTTTGTTCTATAATACCAACACCATCACTTGCATTAGACCTAGCAATAAATAATTCTCTATACAGATTGTTGAGTTCGCTATCAGATAGTTCCTCTTGCATAGATGGTTCTGTTGTAGGTTGAACAGGTTTAGGAACATCTGTTTCATTCTCAACTACATTTTTATGTGGAGTAAGAGTGTATAGTAATATAGCACCAACTAACACTCCTACAACCACAATACCAATAATAACTGGTTTCTTAATCTTTCTCATATTATTTAATACCTCTGAATGGACTTTGTTCATCTGGTGTACCAACATATCTGTACACTACATCTGCAAGAGTCCATGGATTTCCAATATCACTTAAACTAGCATAGTAGTCAAGATAAGAACCTTGATAAGTATTTGCAGTGCTGCCTGGATATTTCTTTTGCACTAATGAATTGTCAGTCCAAGTACCATTTTCCCATGTTGCTACATACATCCAAACGTGTTGATAACCACCATGATTATTACCCATTGCAATATCGCCTGGCAATATCTTCTCACCTTTTGGTACTTGTTTCCACTTACCATCTCCACCACCATTTACTAGGTAGCCAGTAATACTTCCTTTCCCACCACTAAATAGTTCAAAACCACCTAATGTCATCGGGAAATTATCATCAGCACCACTCCATAGTACTGCCATGGAAGTTGTTAGGTCACATGATGCATAGAATGGTAAAGACCATGTTACTGTATTTCTCTTACCATCAGATTTAAGTTCTTGTGCAGTTTGTACAATCTTTGGAACTTTATCCAAGAATGTTCCTACTGTATAATTAGAGTTTGTAGTATAAGCCTCTACATCACTAAAACCATTAACTGACCAGTTAATCTTTCTTCCACCAACCGTTTCATCTGTTGTGGCTAGGGAAATTGCAGCCTCTGCAATACTACTATTATTACCACCAACTGAACCAAATCCTTTACAATATTGTTGGTATTGTTCTGTTGATTTTACTTCATCACTCGCCTTTGCATCACAGTAAAAATGTGGGCTAGAACCAACTGTCTGACCGATTGCAGTTAGATAAAAGGAGATGTTCAATACAATCAACCCAATAGGTACTAATCCTATTAACATCATGGTAAGTCTACCTGCACCCTTAGCCCAAGTAACAAATGATGTTAATTTTCTATTAGTCATTATCTTCCAGTGTTTGAAATTCTTTTGAAAGTCTTTTTTATATGTGTTTACACTGTGTCTTACTCTACCACGGATTCTCTTAGTAAACTTACTCATCTTGTAAGTACGCTAATATTTCTTTCTTTTCTTTTGTAGTTAGTGTGGTAGATAACTCTTTTATATAGTCTTGAATCTCTTTAGTAGATGCTTTAATTGAGAATGTTGAATCTTCCCCCTCGATTCTTCCATCTATATCAATCCAACTCATGTTATCACTCTTTTCAACCACTGTTATATTGGCAGTTTCTAATACATGACGACATCTTCTTTTTCCGACATTTTCTTCACTTGCACTACACTCGGAACAACCCCCATCAATTAATGGTCTAATATATTTAATCTTTCCCATTTTGTACCTCTCCATCTTTCATCAGCACATAATATGTAAAGGCAATAATAGGCATGAACATGGCAATGTAGGTATAAATCTGGTCATGACCATGAATTTCATTGTAAGATGCATAAATGTGCTTAGAAATATTTAAAGCATAAATCAATAGCACAAACATAATTGCAAAATATGCTATGATACTGAATAGCACAAGACTTCCATATGTAGGATTATTGTTTGTTACTGCTTTAAATAATACCCCACCACAAACAATCAATAATAATACTGTTAATACGATAACAGCTATTGAAAGTATTACACTCTTTTTACCCCACTCTGGTGTTTTTGCTACATCTCTTGCAAAGATATATTGACCATAAATAGGAATTAATCCTTTCCAAAAAGGAACTCCATGCCTTTCTAAAACAATGCATTGTAGAACTGTTACTATAACAGCTAATGTATTTACTATAATACGTGTTTCACCATTCATAAATTATCTTACCTCTCCTAGAGACTTCCCTTAATTACCCACGTCTTATCTGACTTAGCAACGAGTAAATATGTAGAAGTTGTATATGTAAAACCATCCTTTGTAATTATTGTATAAGTTACTTTTGCATTATAACCTAACTTATTTGGTTGTTGATACATCTTGAAGTCGTTTACACTACTAAACTTCGCTCCATAGTTATTGAAAGTTAAATAGTTTAAGAAATCTTGTGATGTATCCCTTCCCTCAAATAAATCTTCTAATGTCTTTGTAACCTTAATCTTAGCAGATTCCATTACATCCTTACTCTCTAATTCTCCACTAAATGCAAGTAATTCATTCTCTTTAACTTCTGGAGTATCAATTCTATTTAATGTGTATAGAGATAACTGTTCTACCGGTCTATAACCACTTACAGTTCTTTGATTTTGGTCATTATAATTACTATAATATTCGATAGGTAAGTAGAATGTATATCTACTCTTTTCTGTATGACCTGCAGTAACAACATTACCTGAGCTGTCTTTACTATCCTTATGTTTTACTTCAATATCCACCGAGAAGTAAGTTCTAATTACATTAGAATTAATAGGGATTGTTGCATCAATAGATAAGGAATCTAATTCAGGAGTTAGACTCTCTACATCACCATCTTTAAGTGATGTTCCTTTGTTAAACCAAGTATTAAAGTTCTGTCTAATATATCCTTCTAATCCTGCTGTAGGGAACTGATTAACGGTTTGATTAATAACTTCCTGTACATCTCTTGGAGTTAATTGATGTTTGAAGAACGTATTAAATGTTCCCCATAAAAAGAATATTGTTGTGAATACTCCAAGTAAAATCTTTACAATTAACTTATTCTTTTTCTTTTTTCTCTCTAATGCTAATAGTTTACTATTTCTGATTGCTTCTCTCTTTTGTACTTCTTCTGCAATCTCTGTCATTCTTTGACTTTCTTCTTTTGCAAGTTCTTCTGGAGTCTTGCCTAAAACAAATTTCATACCTTTAATCTCCTTATTTTTCACAAGATGTTAGTGTTAAGGCCTCACAACCAACGTCACGGTCTCTTGTGTACTGTGAGGTAATAATAAAAGAGAGGGGTACTAACCCTCTCCAATATTATCAATTACTTACTATTCTTTTTGAGAAATAGTACCATTCCTACACCTGCAAGTGCCACGAAACTTAAACCTAACCATAAGATTGGATTTGTTTCCACACCTGTTGGTGGGATAATAATAGCCTCATCAAGTACAGTAATCTTAATTAAGTCTACACCTAATGTATCCTTACCTGTCAACTTAACGGGGTACTTTTCAGTAGAGATTTCATATCCTTCTGGTGCTTTTGTTTCCATAACGTATGCACCTTCGTTGTCTACTGTATATACAACATTCATTTCAAGTTCACCATTTTCGTTTGTAACTCCAATAGCATCTTTTCCATTAATGTCTTTATATACTGAGCCATCTTTATTGAAAAGTGTAAATTCTGCACCCTTTAAGAAGTGCTTGATGTTATCCTTATCAGCCTTAGCAATCTGTAACTTCAACTTCATAGTAACATCAAATGTCTGTGACATATCGTTAATATCAGCATGGATACCCACTTCAATACCATTTTCATCCTTAACAGATTCAAATGCTACAATACGTCTACCAGCAACTAATGTTGCGTTGAATGTAAATGGAACTTCAACCTTACCATTTGTTTCAGTAGCAGTAAATTCTACTGTCTTTGTAATTGGTTGTCCATCTACTAAGATTGGTAAACCTGTTTCCTTATTCATCAATGTACCAGTAGCAGTATATTTCTTACCAACTTCTAGTCCAAAGTATGAAATAGTATCAATAACAGTTTGTTCTGTCTTAGTACCATCAATAATGTTATCACCATCTACTTTGTCCTTGATTGTAGTGCGAATCTTAGTAACCTTAACTGTCTGGTCTTTATCTTCACGAACCTTATGTGCAACACCGTACTCTGGATTTTCAATGCTTACTAACTCTTCGTAGAATACTAATTCTTTATCACCATACTTAGTTGTATCTACGTCAACAACAGTCTTTAATTCACCATTGTAGTCTGTAACATCAACTTCCTGTGTATTGTTATAAACAATTTCATCTTCTGCTTCTGTTGTACCCTTAGCAACTAATGTTGTAATGTAATTGTACTTACCTAAACGTACATTTTCATAGTTAGCAACATCTTCTAACTTAACTAAGCCTTCCTTAACCAACTTACTACCTGTACCAAATTCATGAGCATGAGTTCCCAACTTAGGTTCTTTTTCCTTATCAGAAACTGTTACATCAGTAGTCTTACCATGTTCAATAGCAAATTCTACATCCTCAGCAGTATGATAGTTCTTTGGTGCTTCGATTTCTCTAACAGCATAGTTACCTGCCTGTAACATATTTGTCCAACCAGTAAATGCACCATTCTTGTCAGAAGTAAATGTAAAGTTAGATTCACCACCTGCAGGGATTACTTCTAAATCTTCATCATTTTCATTCTTTAATACAACATCGTAGTTGTTCTTATTAACAATCTTAAACTTAGCACCTTCTAATGCCTTGCTAGTCTTGCTATCGACCTTAGCCACATTGAACTGACCACGAGATACGCCTTCTTCGATTGTATACTCATTACCACCAACTAATTGTGGTATATTTGTTGCATTATCATCAGTAATATTGAATAATGCAATTCCAT